GATGAGGTCCACTTGGTAGTTCACGTCCTCGATGAGGATGCGCTCGTGCTTGTATTTCTCGTAGAGGAACACGGTGCGCTCTCGGGTGGCGGCGGGGTCGAGGAACTCGCCCACGGTGTCCATCACGTAAATCTTGCCCGTCTCCTCGTCCCACAAGACCGAGATAAGCGCCGTCAGGCAACCCGTGTCCTTCTTGCCCGTGGCGGGGTCAAGACCCATCCGCATGACCGAGCGGCTCATGACCTCGGGTGGGATGCTGTCCCAAAACTTGAACCAATGGGGCTTGAACCGCGAGCCGAGGATGGCTTGGGGATTGCACAAATACCGTTGCTGGAATGGGATATGGCCGCCCACGAGGGCGATGAGTTTGGCCATGTCCGTGCCCGCCCATTGTTCAGGCCACAACCAATCGTACTCCTCGCCGTGGTAGTTGGCGGTCTTGAACGAGGCGAACAGGTCAGGCCGCGGGGTCTTGAGCATCGGGTAGACATGGGACACGAACCCGCGCCCAATCAAGTTCATGTAGAGGTCGTCAGGATGCCACGGCGAGCCGATGACGGCGAGGGGAGTGCCCTTGTTCAGGCGGGCGGCGTAGGTGTTGTTGAACCACACCAAGGCTTGCCCACGGTAGACCTCGGATGTCTGAGAGTTGCGGTCGATGGGGTCGTCGAGATAGCCCCGGTTGCCTCTCATGCCCTCGATGGCCGTGCCCAACTGAGCCCCGAACCACGAGGGGAACTTGGTTGCCGAGCGCCATGAGGGGACCATGAACGCCGTGGAGTTCCACACATAACCCTCGTCGTTGAGCCGCTCGTCTATCTCGGTTGGGTAGATTTTCTTGAGGGCGGCGCGCAAGAAATTCCCCGTGGACGCAACGACCGCCGAGGACCTCGACCCGAACAGGATGTGCGGGTCAGGGCCGAGGAGGTCTTGGAGTTGGAGGAGCCCGAGCGTGGTGCTCTTGAGATGGCCAACGGCGGCGAGGACCAAGCTCGGATGGCCCGAGGCTTGGTTCTCCCTGATGACACGGGCGAACTCCTTGGCATGGGGCGGGAGATGGGGGAGCCCAATCATGTCCGCAAGATAATCGAGGTCCGTCCTGAGCCGGTCAAGGCGGTGGAGTTGGACGATGTGGCGCACGGCGGCGGCGGTCACAACTCGACCTCCGAGACCGCCTTGAGGAGGGCGGCCTTGGCCTCGGGCGAGAGCTTGGCCATGACCGCATCGTAGAACTCGCCCACCTCGGCCCTCCAATCCTCGGGCTCTTGGGCGTTGCTCAGGGCCGCTCCAAGCTCGCGGGACTTGAGCAAGGTCTCCAAGGTCTTGCGGCGCTCGCCCATGCAAGCAATGACGCCGGGGATAGCCGCGGACCCGTGACGCCTGAGGTCCGTCTCGATGTCCTCGTAGGAGTTCAAGAGCTTGCCAAGTTCCGCCTCAACATCTCTCGACGTGACAGGGCGTTGCGGGCCCTGTTCGCCGCCGCGCATCGCGGGAACCGTATCATGATTTGAAACGGGCGTAATGGCCGTTGTGCCATGGTCGTTGTGGCCTTTCCCGTTGGCCTTGAGGAGGCGATGCCGCCGGACGCGGATGTAAGCCGCGTCCACGCCGTATCGTTCCTTGATGGCCGCCGTTGGTGTCCCCTTGAGGACATCCATGTCAAGTTCACGCCTGATGGTGTCGGGTAAGGTCATGACCGTGAGGCGTTGAGCCCGCAAGGGCCACGGAAAGGGCCAACGAGGTGATGGCCCACTTAAACCATGGTGGTGGTCTATTCCATGAGGGTCCCGCGCCGGACGACGACGCCATGGCTCTTGCGGACGAGCTTGGATAACGTCAGGAATGTCCACACGATGCCCCTGTCAAGGCTTGGCGGGGGTAGGGGGGGACCTCAGGGGAAATTACTTGACTGGCTTGAAGGTCCCACGAGAGTTGGTCTTGTAATCAATCCAAATCCGGTCGACGACGACAGGCTCAGGACCAAGACCGGGCCGGACCTCGGTGGCCACCAAGAAATTGATGCCCTTAACCATGAATCTCTTGTCCCCCCTCATTTGAGAGCGCCCGCCGTGAGTACAACTATAGAGGGTACGGAACGGTTCGCTCGTGCTCCATCCGAGTCTTTTCATCGGTCTTTTGCAAGCGGGGCATCGAGGGGCTTTGAGGGGCCTCATGAGGGTGAAGATGGTGGCCGAACCTAATGACCTTTTGCGAGGAGAGCCCCTTGAGTACTTGTGGAACTTGAAAGGGATGGGGGGGGGCCTTGGATTTGTCACGTGTATGACAACACACATGACACTTTTCAAGTAGAGATACTCCTCCTCCTCCTCCTCCTTTTAGTCCACAGGCAATAGAGGTTTGGGTATTAATTAAACAAGGGTCGAGTTCCACCGGAAATGTCATACACCTGTCACACATCCCTTGGTCCTGTCACACACCCTGTCATACACCACTTGTCATACACCTGTCACACATCCATCGAGGGGGCTAAGTAACTTATTTATAGACACAAGACCATGGGGCTCAGGCGAGGACGAGGACATGAAAGCACTCAACCTACCGATGGACGACGAGGTGTTTATGCGATGGGCAAGGGCCAAGGGAAATCGAGAGCTTGCCGTCAACAAAAAGCTCACATGGCTCGCGTTTCTCGATGAGGCTGTCAGGTTGTTGGCCCAAGAGTGATTCTATGCCCGTTAGGGTCCCAATAACGGTGAGCTTCACGCCCGATAATGCGGCGTGGCTCTACAAGCTCGGCAAGGGCAAGATTTCCGAGAAAGTAAACGAATTGGTTGATGGGGTGAGAGGGATGGATGTCGAGAGCAAGCGCAAGCTAATCGAGGAGAAAAAGGCCAAGGCGGCCAAGTTGTTGGACGAGGCCCGAGAGGAGGAGGAGGACCTCAAGACCTACATGGCCGGTCTGTCGGTCATCAAGTCCCAAGAGCGGGAGGTCAGGGCCAAGGCCAAGGCGGTCGAGAACAAGGTCGAGGAGGAGGGGGCCGTCGAGAACGCCGTCAAGATGGCCAAGGCGTTCGTCAAGGACAAGGACACGATGAGCGCTCACCGATATTTGGAGCCGCTCGTCAAGACCGGCAAGCTCACCGCCGAGGAGGCGGACAAGATACTCTCGGGGGCTCCCTCGTGATTCCGTTCCCCGATAAGAAATACGCCGTCATCTACGCGGACCCGCCTTGGGAGGCCCGGTGTTTTGATTTCTCTCACCGTTATGATGACGTGGTCCCCTACAAGACCATGACCATCGAGGGCATAAGGGCGCTCCCCGTCAAGGAGATTGTTCTCGACGATGCCCTTTTATTCATGTGGTGCGTAGAGAGCCATATCCCGTTTATGTCGACGGTAATGTTGGATTGGGGGTTCGAGTACGTGTCCGTGGCGTTCGTGTGGCACAAGACAAGCCAAACAACCTTGTTCAGGGAGTGCCCAACATTCACGGTCCCACCGTTGAGGTCATGTGAGTTTTGTTTCATGGGTCGACGTGGCAAGTCCCTCGCCAAGAACTACAAGGTCCATCAATTCCTCAACTCGCCGAGGCGGTCCCACTCGCAAAAGCCCGATGAGGTCCGCTCGCGCATCGTGGCTCTCGCCGGTGATGTCCCTCGCATCGAACTATTCGCCCGCCGCCGAGTTGCCGGGTGGGATGCATGGGGCGATGAGGTTGATGTAGATGCACGACTATGAAATGCACCACAAAATAGATATTCAGGCATCAATATATATTATTGCGGTCGAACCGCCGGGGTTTTGATTATGGCAGATATGATTGTTGAGGTAAAACAGGTAGGGGGCAAAGGCTCAGTTGATATGGTCGTGAAGCCGACAATGCTGAATGTGAGCGCCATAAAGGCCAATCGATACAGACACCTTTTGGCCGAGGCGATGACCAAATACCACATCGAGGTATTCGGAGCCGACAAGTCTCTAAAGTGGTGCGACGATTTCAGGAATCTGGTTACCACCGAAGGACTCAACGCCTTACTCGATGCCACATTCGTCACGGGTAGCGTCGGGCCAACATGGTTCATCGGCTTGGTGGCCGGAGCCGTTGACCCGGTCTACGACGATGACGACGTAATGGCGGGTCATGCGGGATGGACGGAATTTCTCGACATCGAGGAAGAGACCCGGCAAGCGTTCACTCCCGGCGCGGTCAGTGAGGGTTCAGTGAACAATTCGCTGTCAAAGGCGGAGTTCAACATTACCAAGGCGGGCAAGGTCGCCGGGTGTTTCCTCGCGAACGAGTCAACGCTCGAAGGCACGACCGGCAAACTGTACGGGGAGGGCTCATTTGCCCTCGGCACACGTGACTTGGATGAGGGTGATGTCATCAAGGTCACGATAACCCTGACCGTGTGTGTGCCCGAAATCCAATAGATTCATCCATCATTGGGCCACCGGGCGGCGAGCCATATCGTCGTCCGGTTTATCTTTTGTGTGCAACGACGAACTCGTTGAGGGAGCGTCAACTATATTTAGTTCCCGTGATATATCTGAGTATGGTGGTCATGATGGTGAGCCGGACCGTGGACTACGGTGATGTGGATACGATGGAGGTGGATGATGACGAATAAGGGAGAGCCGGATTTGTTGCCCAAAAAGGGCAAGGTGTATTGTCTGTCGTTCCGAATCCGCAAGGTATTCTTTGACCGGGTCTTAGCGGGGACCAAGAATTACGAGGTCAGGAACGCGAGCGAGTTTTGGAACACGCGGATGATGGCGGCCATCAAGCTCCTCAACCAAGGGGCAACGGTCAAGGCGGTCATCGTGTGCGGGGACCGGACGCTCTACAAGGTCGTCAAGACCATCACGTTCTATTGCGGGAACGCCGCACCGGGGCTCCCGGTCGATGAGCTTGAGACCGTGCTCCCCGATGCGCCCATGACATGGCGCTTGTGGAGGGTGAACTATGTTGAGTAGGTCCATTCCCACATCCAAGGCCCTGAAAGCGCCCGCCTCCACCCTTATCCAACGATGCTCGACGTGCGAGACCCAACGGGAGTTCGACCCCGTGGCCGTCCGAGACATCCAAGCTAAGGACCATCGGTTCGCCGTCGTCTACCGATGCCGCTTTTGCAAGGCCATCGAGGTCAAGATGTTCAAGAAACACATAACGTCCAAGGGCCTCGTCGTGGCCCCGCCAACGATTGGACTTGAGTGGTTGTGATGTGCTCCCACGAGATGCTTGCCGCCTTGGCCGTCGTGGCCGTGTACATGAGGACGGGAGAGCGCCTATAATGGACGAGGCGAGTAGTATCAAGGTTTGTCCTCGGTGCGGGGGGGCTTGGGCGGGCAACCTGAGGCGGTGCTTGTTCTGTCAAGAGGACTTGAGCGCCACGCCCTCGATGACGCCGTTGGTCCACGAGCCCGACATGGGATGGTGTGTGGTGTGCTCGGCCACGGGGCTCCCCCTCCTCGACACCAAAGGCCATATCCGCCGATATACCGAGCAAGCGGCCCTCAACGAGGTCAAGAGGATGCACGACAAGATGACGCTCGCCAACATGGGCGATGTCGTCTACAATGCAAGGAGGATAATGGATGAACTCGGTCTTGACTACGAGGCCCGCAAGTACGACATGGAGCGGGAGAACGCGGCGGTGGGACGATGAGATTGAGTAGGCACCAACGAATGGCCCTGATTAGCCGGTTGAATGGGGCCATCTCTCGCATCAACCTATGCGTTCCCGAGCACAAGGAGGCCGTGTCGATGATAGGTGAGGTCGTCAAGCGTCTCAAGGGAGATGATATTGCATGAGCCGGATGTTCAAGGGCATGGTCACATGGAACCCCGGATATGGATGCCCGGACCACAAGTGCCCGTATTGTTGGGTCCCCGGTGTGATTTGCCGTAGAGGCAAGTACAAGGTCGATGCGTTCCGTGAGGGCAAGGTCTACCTCGATGAGCCCAAGCTCCTCAAGGGCCCGCCCTACGCCGAGACCGTGTTTGTGTGGGCTCATGGGGATATGTGGTCGAGGACATTCCCGGCGGGGATACGGGATGCGGTCTTGGGACGGCTCAGGAAAAGCGGGCACAAGAGCAAGTTTGTCTTTTTTACCAAGAACCCTCAGGGTTACATAGATTATTTCGGGAGCATTAAGGGCCCATATCATCTTATGGACGACCGATTCAGGTTTGGCGTGACGGTCGAGACGAACCTTCATTATGCGCCCGAGGTCCAAGGCAATGCACCCTCTCAATCGGCGAGGATGTTCACCATCATGGAGGGCAAGTATGTTTTCAATCTCAACTACCTGAGCATCGAGCCCATCATGGATTTCGACCGTGAGGAGTTCGCCCATTGGATAATCCTTCTCAATCCCGAGGTCGTCTACATCGGATACGATTCCAAGGGCAAGCATCTCCCCGAGCCTCCCCTCGCCAAGACCTTGGGGCTCATCAGTGACCTGACCAAGGCGGACATCAAGGTGGAACTCAAGCTGTTGAGGGAGAGGTGGGATGGATGAAACGCGCCAAGGACATGAGGCCAAGGCTCCGCGCCAACCTTCTCATCGAGGTCCCCGTGCCCAAGGACCTCATGAATGTCATGTCCGAGTTGGACCGTGATTATCTCGAATCCATGACGAGGAACAAGATATTTTGGGTGAGCGGGGAATCCCTGACGATGGTATTCCACCTTGAGGATATTGGTCGTCTCCGCAATATGTTCTCCAAGTACGAACGGGTCATCGCGTTCCCGTCATCCGCCCATCTCCAAGAGTACGGGCTCAAGCATTCCTCGGGAGATTCCCTCTACATCTCGGTCTTGGACAACGCGTTCGTGTGCACCCAATTTTTCCCCGATGGCGTGACCAAGGTCTATATCATTCCCAAGGATGATGTGTTCTACTGTCTCCACATTATCCAAGACCATTTTGCTCTTGCGCCCGAACCAAGAATCGTGAGGACGCCCGTCATTTGGGAGGCCATTTGTCGGGCGAAACACCTCAACCAATTTTTCGACAATCACGGTCAGTTCCACAAGGAATCGTTCAACGGAACGAGGGGCATCTACAACTACCACTTTTACCTCCCGTGCAAGGTTCTCGCGAGCCTCAGGCTAATCTATTACCATGGCCCGCGCATTTCATTGGAGGAGTTCGAGGTCGAACAAGGAGGAAATGGAGATGAGTGAGGTCAAGGAGATTGGCAGTTTCTTGATGGAGAAGTTCGTGGCCTTGGTGCTCAAGGCGGACGAGGACATCAGGATATACGGGAGCGCCTACGTCGAGATGACCGAGCGGAAAATCGAAATCATCAAGCCCACGGATGTCGTGTGCGATATGGACAAAAAGACGGGAGGAATGAAATGGCATTACCGGATTGGTGGAAAGCGCAAAAGCCTTACAAGATTATAGACGCCTATGAAGGGCTCAAGGGGCTCCCCGAACACGTCATCGACGTGGTCATCACGGGCCCGCCCGCCTACGAGCCCGAGGGCTATCGCAAGGAGTGGCCGGTCATCGGGTTCGAGCCGGGGCTCGATGGATACGAGGGCCACATGAAACTCATCGCCAACGAACTGTTCCGGGTCGTCAAGCTCCGCGGGACCGTGTGGGTCACGACCGAGACGAGGCGGACCAAGACCGGGCGGGTCCTCGACATCCCGGCGCTCATGGTCCAAGCGTTCGAGCGGGCCGGGTGGATATGGTTCGAGGACATCATCGAGAGCAAGCTCCCGCTCTATTGGGGGACCGGGGTCCCCGAGCGCCCTAACAACCTGTTCGTCAAGCTCCACACCAACGTCCTCGTGTTCGCCAAGTCCGAGGCCGCCATCGTGCGGCCCCTGAACTACACGACTATATGGGAGAGCAAGCTCCCCGTCAGGAACGCCGCCGGATACGAGAGCAACGCCAAGGAGACCATCACGAGGGCCATACACTCGGCGGCTCCTCAGGGAGGGATAGTCCTCGACCCGTTTTGCGGGATGGGGACGACGCTCGATGAGGCCGAGGCGCTCGGACGGATTGGGCTCGGGTTCGACATCAACCCCGAGTGCGCGGCGCTCATCGAGCACGAGCTTGGTCTCGATGTGGTCAAGCCCAAGCCCGAGCAACTTATCCATCCCTGAGGAGTCATTATTTGGTGACGGTGAATAACATGGTAGAAAAGTGGTGCGGAATCGGCGGAGTGCCAATGACCTGTGGACACATGATATATCCAGCGGGAACGGGGCCGTTCGGGTGTGCATTCGAGGGATACTGTGACTATCAGCGACCGCACGATACCCGCCAATCTAAGCCCACCTCCCCGCCCGAGATGCCCGAGGTGGACCGCTGTAAGGAATGCGGCAAGCCAAGAGACGACTCCAAGCATGTCAAATACGGTCCCGACGAAGATAATCCAGTAAAGCACGGATTTGTAACCCTTTCAACTTGCCCCAGATTCGCCATGAAGATAGGCAAGAAGGAAGCCAACAGTTGCGTCGGATGCACCGTAGGATGTCCGGGGAAGGGGAAGCAGGAGCCGGAGAAGGCTCAACCAGACGGCCCACCCATATACAGTGAGGATAATTTGATGTCTTAATTGACCGAGGATGTGAAATGATGTCAAACCTAAAGTGTTGCGGGCAAGTGATGATAATAGCAGGACCATGGGCACATTGCCGGAAGTGCTCAGCGAGATTGCTGAGCATTCCAAATACCTTGGAGCGACGGGCCATTGCGTCATTGCTCTATGACTACATCCAACAGAGTGCCATTGAGAAAAAGCAGTTGGATGCTGTGATAAAGGAACTGTGGCGGTCGGCAACCTATGAGGACTATGAGCCGAAGCTGGACGAGGATTGGCAACCGTCGCCATTGCCCGGTGTCTGAAAAGAGGGGGAATCGGAATGGGATGTCCGTACACTGACGAGCAACTACAATTCTGGGATGGGGTAACGAACCCGATGGGCGAAGCCTGCCATGATTGTGAGGATTACGATTGTGAGCATAACCCCAATCCTAATGGAGAGTTTGAACCGCCCGATGGATATGACGATAACTTTCAAGACCCAGATGTACCGGACGATACTCCAAGGGAGGACGAACAAAAGTCATAATTGCGAGGGGGATATGATAAATGCTTTACAAAACAATATTGATAGACCCGCCGTGGCCCCAATCATTAATGGGACAGTGGAAACGCAGGGAGAAAACCGCTACCAAATTACCCTATCCGATAATGACGATAGATGAAATCAAATCATTACGGGTTCGCCTGTTGGCTGATACGGGTTGTCATCTTTGGCTATGGTCGACCAATGCTATGTTGCCATTTGCATTTGAAATAATGCATGAATGGGGGTTCAATTATCTCGCCCCAATAACGTGGGTAAAACCCTCTGGTTGTGGCAATTATTTCATTCATACTACACAGCATATTCTGTTCGGATATATGGAAAAATGCATCTTCAACCGGGATAGATATAAACCAACAGTATTACACACTTCAATCCCGAAAAGGCACTCAGAGAAACCAGAAGAATTTTATTCATTAATAGAATCTATATCCGATGAACCCAGACTTGAATTATTTGCCAGAAATAAAAGGAAAGGCTGGGCGAGTTGGGGGAATGAAATTGATAGTGATATACAAATGTCCGAAAAGCGAGGGGATGGGAAATGATACCGAGGAAATGGTTCCATTGTCGGGCCTGCAATTATGGTCCATGCGAGGCGAATGTTCCAGGTCGGAGGGTATGCCCACCCGATAAATGTCTGAATGGAGTCTTTCCAATGGGCAAGTGGCAACGGGGCAGATTACGGAAGCGATAAAGGGGGACAGCGTGGAATAATGAACGACACCGCCGAGATTATCCTCAAACAATTCCTGAAGACGCTCAAGGTCGTCTACAACTTGGACGAGCCACGGCTCAAGGTCGTGGAGGAGGAGTGCCGCAAGGCCGTCTTATGGGTCCTCGCGGACCAAAAATACGACCGGCGCGAGACCGAGCAGAAAAGGTCATTACCTCCACCCGTTGATTCCCATCGGGGACGACGACATGAGCCACGGCGTAAAACTAAGAGCGTGTCCGAATTGCGGGAATCTGACGAGCCAAGGCGGGAGTTATCGCGGTTGCTCCTTGTGCGGATGGACCAACAAGCCACCCGAGCCCGAGGAGGCCGAGCGGCGGACCCGCCTCAAGGCCATGAAGCGGACGGCCTTGGCGGACAAGCCCAAGACCAAGCCCAAGCGCCACCGTGAACTTGAGGGAGTGCCCAAGTGGCTCCTAAAGTTGCGTGAGCGGTGGGACGAGCGCCGCCGCCGTGGCCGCCGTGACCGGCGCTCCCCGTCCGAGCGGTTTGGGGGCTCGCCTCCCCGCAAGAACTCGGCCCTTGCCACGTTCGTCAAGTAGATGCCCGCCCGCCCGGACCCTTTTTGGGTCCTTTGCGAGGAGGAGCAAGACGAGCTACGGGCGGACCTACATTGTCGTGGCCTGAACCCCGAGGTGTTCGCCCGCGTCCACAAGGCCGTCACGAGGCCACGGGGCGGCGCTCCCCGCGTGTTCGACATCAAGGCCCTGTCCAAGACCCTCGGGCTCTCGGCGTCACGCCTTGAGGACTACTTGGCCCTCCTAATCCAATGGACGGACGCCTACATGGACCACCGCGGGCGCTTGTTCTACAACATCCCGGTCAGGACCCGCAAGGCGCTCGGGGCCCGCCTCATCCCGCTCAACGATTGGGTCAGGGCGTGGACCGCCGTGGTCCGGCTCATCGAACAGGTCGAGGCGTATCACCTATACCGAGACTACGAGTTCAGGCATCGGGGCCAATGCCTGAGCGTCAATAAAATCAAGGCGCTCTACATCAGGACCCTGAACAAGCGGGGCATCCCAAGGAGCGCCTACATCATCAAGGTGGCCCTAAAGTTTGTTGTCCGCCCTACGGGCGAGCCCCGCTCGGATGCGCCTTGACCGCTCTCGACGGGAGAGCCTCGGGTGATTCCAAAACGGCGAGCCGCACCTCGGACACACCTCGGGCGGGTCCAAGAGATACGAGGTCCACCGTTCCTTGCACCGGGTACAACGGAACTTGATGAGCTTACGTTTCCAAATGCGCCGATGACATCCCTTGCACCGAGGGGCGTCCGTCTTGTTGACCGTCTTGCACCACACACATGAGAGAGTTCTATCCGCCATACTGAGACCTCCTCACGATTCGGTCCTTGAGCGTCTCGGCGTCCGCGATGACCTGTTCACCGGCGAGCCGTCGTTCCCTGTCCGAGACCGTGAGGTCAATCGCCATCATGGCCCGTCCAAAACACGTCATGCATGGGAGCCGGACTCCTTGACGATAGTAGAGTGTCCCTCGCCCTCGACAGACCAGACATGAGGCCACCGTGACGCCCATGAGTGTGCATGGGAGCGGGGACCTAATATAGTTACCTCGACAGGCCCCCGGCGGGGCGGGCCTGTCAGGTCACTTATCTTTGGTATTTAAAGCCATCACGGGAACTATATATAGTTACAACGCCTACCGTTACTCGTGCGGTGCACCAAGGAGGAAAAAGCATGGCAAACTACGAGATACAAGTGGCGGTCAGGCGGCCTATCAGGCATTGGAGGGTCTACGACTCTCGGATTTTCGAGAGCGAGGAACAGGCAAAGACCATTTTCGAGGTCATCAAGTCCGATAGCCCGTCGAGCACGTTCAGGCTCGTCAAGGTGGTGGCGTAGTGGGCCGGTACGAGGAGCACATCAGGGCCGAGCGGGCCAAGGCGCGGGTGTGGGATGGCATCATCTACGCTCCCGAGACCCCCGAGCGCCGGGACCCAATCACCCACATGAGCGGCAAGGACGAGGAGCGGCGGTGGCGGGCCGAGAGCGCCCGTCTCGCCGTGCGGGAGGACACCAACGAGTAAGGGGTTCAACTCCCCTTGGGGCTTTATCGCCCCTGAGGCCCGTCGGGCCTCGTGGGAACTATTGGAGGAAAAAGCATGGATGAGAACAAGACGGAAATCGGAACGGCTCAGGCATCGACGGACGAGGGCACGGACGCGAGGACCATCTTTTTGGTGCTCCCGCTCATGTCGAGCCCGAACAAGATAGCAGACACCGAAAAGATTGACGACACCCATAAGCGCGTGACCATGGAGTGGGGCGAGGAGATGCGAAAGCTCATCGAGAGCGTCCGCAAGGAATACTACCCCGCGGTCCGGTCAAAGTGCGTGTGCATCTACGGGCTCTCGTTCGCCAAGGCGGCGGACATGAGGGACATCATGGAGACCATGGAGGCGGCGGACAAAGAACTCAAGGCGGTCCACCCGTCCCTCGGGGCCACCGTGCGGTTCGTCCCGTTGAGCGTGGACGCGGCGGCCAAGGGCGAGGTCTACCGCCAAATCAACGACGCCATCCGCGGGCGCATCTACACCGAGTTGTTCGAGCGGCTCAGGGCGCTCCCCAACACGGTCAAGATGAACTCCCGGTCGAGGACGGCGCTCGTCGAGTTGTGCGACCGGCTCAAGGGCTGGAACATTATCGACGACCCGGACATCAACCGGACCCTCATAAACATCAAGTACCAAATCGCCAACGACATCGTGGGCCCGGTCATGGAGGACCTCGGCAAGGAGATAGACGACCTCAGGACCCGCGGGGCGTTCTTGGAGGTCTGATACTCTTGCCGTGCTACCTCAAGGACGCGGTCTTGGCCGTCGAGGTCGAGAACGAGCGGCGGCGGCGGGTGGCCGCCGCCGAGCGGACGGCCAAGCTCCTCAAGGTCAAGAACTACACACTCACCATGGGGGCCGAGGAGGAGCGGGCGATGGCCAAGGTGGCCGCCAAGACCCTCCTCAAGGAGGGCCGCATCACGGCGGCCTACTACGCCCACCTCGTGGCCGAGATAGACGGGTGCGAGAACGCCAACGCGTTCCACCACGAGCACGAGGACGGGGTCCGCCACTACACCAAGGGGGGAGCGTAGATGTTCAAGGACGAACTCTCGACCCTCATCCGGGCCCGCTATCCGTTCGTGTGGCTCAGGACGACCGAGGAGGGCCGGGTCCTACGCATCGTCAAGGACATCGCCAAGGAACAGGGCAAGACGGTCATGGCGTGGAGCGCCACGACCGGGCTCGCCGGTCAAGACCCCGTGACCGCCATCCCCGTCGAGGCGTTCAAGCTCGTGCGGGAGGAGGCCACCAAGGGCGGCAAGGTCTTGTTCGTGTTCCTCGACCTACACACAGCCCTAAACCGGGACACGAGCGTCTACCGTGGCCTCAAGGACCTTTACGTGCCCCTCAAGGCGAGCAAGTGCACGGTCCTCATCGTGAGTCCCGAGACCAAGACCGTCCCCGAGCTTGACACCCTCATCTCGTTCCTCGATGTTCCGCTCCCTACCAAGGACGAGATACGGCCCATCGTCGAGGACCTCATGAGGTCCGCGGCCATCCCGGTCCCCGAGAACGGTGCGTTCTACAAGGCCCTCGAAAATCTCCAAGGGCTCACCGAGGCTCAGGCCGAGAACGTCGTGGCGCGGTCCATCGTGGCCCACAAGGCGCTTAACCTGACCGAACTGGTCAAGGAAAAGGAGGCGGCCATCCGGGCGAGCGGTGTGCTCCAATTTTACCAATCCATGGAGACCATGGCGAGCGTGGGCGGCCTCGACCGGCTCAAGGCGTACATCACCAAGCGGGCCCTCGCGTTCACGCCACGGGCTCAGGCGTTCGGCGTCAGGCCGCCCAAGGGAGTGTTCTTGGCGGGCCCACCGGGCACGGGCAAGACCCTCACGGCCAAGGCCATGGCGTCGTTCCTCGGCTATCCCCTCGCGTGGTTGGAGGCGTCGCGGATATTCGGGCAGTTCGTGGGCCAGTCCGAGAACCAACTCGCGAGCGCGCTCAAGGTCGTGGCGGCGAACGCCCCGTGCGTTCTGTTCATCGACGAGGCCGAGAAGTTTTTCGCCGGTGTGACCGGGCCGTCCTCGTCCGATGTGACCGCCAAGCTCGCCGGGATGTTCCTGACATGGATGCAAGAGCGGCCCGCGGGAGCGGACAAGGTCCTCGTCGTGATGACCGCCAACAACGTGCTCTCCCTCCCGCCCGAGTTGTTTTCCAGGTTCGATGCCACCTTTTGGGTGAACCTCCCGAACACCAAGGAGCGCAAGGAGATACTCGCCATCCACATCGCCAAGGTCAAGCGGGACCCCACCAAGTTCGACCTCGATGTGTTGGCGTCCGTGACCGCGGGATACTCGGGGCGCGAGATAGAAAAGCTCGTGGCCGAGACCCTCTACACGGTCATGGCCGAGAACCCCGAGGACCCGAGAGAGGTCACGACGAACGACATCGTCCGCGAGACCGTGGGCGTCAAGCCCCTGTCCGAATCCCGCAAGGCGGACCTCGACAAGCTCAGGGAGTGGGGGACCAACAACGCCATCCCGGCCAACGAGCCCATGGTCGAGGGGGCCAAGGCGTCCCGCCCGATAGAATATTAGGCTTTTTCCTCCAACCCGTCCCCGGTCCTGAGCGGGCCGGGGAGGGTCTTTTTTTGTCCCCGATTGATTTATTACACCCCGCCAACTATATCGAGTTGGTGAACTCATGAGCAAGGACGACAGGGTAATCCACGAGGGGCAAGTGCTTTTGACCGTCAAGGTGCGGCGGGTCGTCAAGACCGCCGAGTACGAGAACTACGAGGTGGTGCTCGACGAGGTCCACCTCGCCCGCGAGACCGACATCAAGAACACGAGGGAGCGCCTCATCGACGCCATGACCGAGACCATCCACGGACGGGTCAAGGCGTTCGAGGAGCGGCTCGTCAAGGAGTACAAGGAGAAACTTGCCGCGGAGCGCGCCGAACAGTCAACGAGGAGGCTCAAGACGGGACTTTGCCCCGAGTGTGGATGCAATTTCCCGATGAATGAGTTGGTTGGTGGCGTTGTCGGTCCCCGCCCAATCACCTCGCCATGCGGGAATTGCGGATGGGTCCCGCCGCCCGAGTTGTTCATGCCCGAGGAGCCCGAGCCCGAGGAGGACATGGAGGGATTCCCGCTCGACGCCGAGGACATCGCCCTCAGGGACAAGGCCACCGAACACGCCATGCACCCCAAGCCCGATGGCGGGTTCAAGGGCCTCGAACTCGACCCCAAGACCGAGAGCCCGGACGAACTCGATGGGGACCTCGCGGATGCCGGTGAGCATCCTCACCCCAAAAGAGATTCCGAGCGCAAGGAGGGAGACCAATGAGCCCGTGCGTCGAGTGCGACCGAGCCCGACAGTTCGGGGAGGTCAAGGAGGTCGAGTTCGAGAGCGCCGTCATCGCCATCTACGCGTGTCCTGAGCACCTTGCGAGGCTCAAGGCGGTCCTCAACCCAACCAAGCGCCGGGTGGTGGCCGATGTCCCGTTCGGGCCCGTGACGGGCCGCCAAGTGGGCGGTGAGGTGCTCCAAGACATCGCGCCCGCGGTCGAGGTCCTCAGGGCCCCAAATCCGGTCAAGGCGGGAGCGGTGGCGGGAGCGCCCATGGACACCCAGGGCACGGGCTCGCAAGGCGGGGAGATGGTCGAGGGCCCCGCCCCCGAGGTGCTCGACCCGAGCAAGCTCCCCAAGGGCGGCCCCGCGCCCGTGGCGAGTGATGCCGAACTCGCCGCCGTCGAGGCCGCCCTCGGAGGACCCAAGATTTTCAAGAGCACCGATGCCCAACCCAAGCCCGCCCCCAAAAAGTAGGGGCGGGCCGGTCAAGTCACTTGTTTTGGGTATTTAAAACCATCACGGGAACTATATATAGTTACAACGCCTACCGTTACTCGTGCGGTGCACCAAGGAGGAAAAAGCATGGCAACGAAAATCATCGAGAGCAACAAGAGGGACAAGTGGGGGCGGGATTGGATTGTCTCCAAGGCGAACGAGATACTCCAAGAGTACATCGGGACGCCCATCACCGTCAGGCAACTGTACTACCGGCTCGTGACCATCGGGCTCCCCAACGGCGTCAGGTTCTACAAGCGCGTCGTGGACGCCACCTCGGACGCCCGGTGGTCCGGCAAGATGAAAAAGTCCTCGTTCATCGACAGGGAGCGGGGCCTCGTGGGCGAGACCGATTGGGAGGAGAAGGACCTCGACGCCGAGATAGCGCAGGGGTTCAATCAGGTCAAGGCGTGGATGTCCGCGTATTCCCTGAACAGGTGGTCCAACCAACCCAAGTACATCGAGGTCTGGATTGAGAAAAAGGCGCTCCAAGGCGTGTTCGAGCGCCCGTGCTCCCGCCGCAATGTCGGGCTCGCCCCGTGCAAGGGCTATCCGTCCATCACGTTCTTGGCCGAGGCGGCGGACCGGCTCAGGCGGCCCAATATGAGGTCCAAGGAGGTCATCATCCTCTATTTCGGGGACTATGACCCGAGCGGCGAGGACATCCCGCGCAACGTGCAAGAGAGCCTCGGGCGGCTCGGGGCGAGCGTCGAGGTCAAGCGCCTCGCCTTGCTCCCCGCGCAGATAGAGGAGTTGGGGCTCCCCGGCGTCCCGCCCAAGGACACGGATAGCCGGACCAACTCGTGGACCGGCGAGGAGGCCGTGGAACTCGACGCCATTGACCCCAAGCTCCTCGCCACGATGTGCGAGGAGGCCATCGACGCCGAGTTCGACGAGGACCTCTACGGCGAGCTTGAGGAGCGCGAGGAAAAGGAGCGCGTCAAGTATGCCAAGGCGGTCAAGGCCAAGGTGGCCAAGCTCGACCTCTCGGACCTGACCGGCCCGGACGAGGACGACGAGGACGAGGACGACGACGACGCCGAGGAGGGCGCGTAGATGGCCACCATCATCTACGTCAAGGCGGCGGCCAAGGACTACCCGAACGAGGGCATCAAGAAAGGCGAGCCCTACTATTGGTGGGCGTTCCGGTTCGGGGGCAAGCACCGCTCCAAGACCGCACCCAAGGCGTCTCAGTTGACCCAATCGTCCCACATCTCGGGGGTCTTGGCGGCGGGCGAGCGGCTCGGGGACCTCGACGCCGAGCAATCCGTCGCGGACAACATCGCCATCATCGAGGAGGTCATCGGGGACTTGGAGAACCTCAAGGAGGAGGCCGAGAACTCCCACGACAATATGCCCGAGGGCCTCCAAGACGGCGAGGTGGGCGAGATGCTCCAAGAGCGGGCGGACACCTTGGAGAGCGCCATCTCGGACCTTGAGGACGCCAAGAGCACCTTGGAGGAACTCGGGGAGCTTGAGGTCGAGACGCCCACCGAGGAGGAGGTCATTGGGGACCTCGGGGACGAACTCAAGGACATGGACGGGGCGGAGCGTGGGGACCGCATCAAGGCGCGCCACGAGGAGATGGTCGAGGAGGCCCGCGAGGAGGCCGAGAAGGAGCGCAAGGGTGAGGTCGAGGCCGCCATCGAGAACGCTCAGGGCGTGGACTTGGGAGGATGAGCATGGCCAACGAGGTCTCACCCGTCAAGACCGAGCCTCCGGCCCCGTCCCGGTTCGTGGGGACCAAGGATGAAATCGAGGTTGTCCCTCGGGGAGGTGAATGATGGGAGATGAACACGAGATAAGCAAGTTGGTCGAACTGTTCCCGCACTCCATCGAGATTACCAAGGGCGTCAAGGGCGGGTACGGATGGACCGTCAAGGTCAGGTTTAAGGACACCTTCGGGTTGACCCCCGAGACCATGGCCGTTACGATGTCCAACATCGACAAGGCGCTCCGCAAGGAGTTCCCCGAGCCACAAGTGTAATCCGGTTCGTGCCCCTGAGGCTCGCGGCCTCGGGGGACCTTTTATGGTCCCCGAGCGGGACCGGATGTGACGACGATGGACGAGCGTAAACGGATGATAAATGACCTCAGGACCATGCAAGAGTTCCACGATGTCGAGGATGACCCCGGCAAGCTTGCGAGCCACCTCGTGGCGGTGTTCATGCCCAACCCGATGGAGCTTGAGATAGCCCGTCAGTTGGTGGGCATGAGGGACCGGACCAAGGCCGTGTACGAGGACAAGCTCCACGAGGCCACCGAACTCCTCAAGGAGGCCATGGCGGACGTGGACGACAAGGAGTCCAAGCTTGACCGGGCCAACAAGTGGTTCGAGGGCGTCAACAAGCTCGCCGAGGAGGCGGACGTGACGCTCGCCCCCATCCGTGGGGTCTTGTCGGCTCAGGGGGACAAGGGGGACCTCGTGGTCCACGGTGAGGCGCTCAAGAGCGTGGTGGAGACCTACGAGCGGCTCGTGGCCGCCATCCTGATGCGCGCACCGTAGTTCAAGTCCTCGTCCCCAAGACGGGGACCTCGGGGAGGGCCGGGTGTCCGTGAGGCCCCGGCGGGTTCATGTTAACCCATGCTCCCGCTCCTACCTCCCCCCGTATCAATTTGGGGGTGTGGTGTAGAGGTAGCACACGGGACTTTGAATCCCGCGGTGGTGGTTCGACTCCACCCTCCCCCGAGAGAGGACAACATGACGGCAAAAAAGACCAAGCAACGGACGGTGGAGGGCACGGCTCCTCCTAAGGAGACCCCGCAAGGACAAGATGGCTTGCTCCTTGCGTTCGAGTGTCGGGACATCATCCGGCACGACAAGGACGGCAAGGCGAGCGTCCCCCTGTTCGCCAATCTCGGTCCACGGGGAGAGCCCCGGCTCGGGACCGTGGTGGTGAACATCAACGGCCTGACCGCGGACGGCATCGCCTACTTGGAGCGGGCCATGGGGCTCCCCTCGGGGGCCCACTTGGCGGCCAAGACCGACATCTCGCCGGGGACCCCAATCATGGGGACCTTGCTCGTGGCCGAAAAGAGCCTCCTCGACTACTGGACCAAGGAGCACCCAACCAAGGAGGACATCAAAAAGGCGGACGCCGAGGCCAAGAAGCAAAAGACCTTAGACACGGGAGCCGATGCGTGAGCATCGGCATCCTCTTTTTTTAAGCGCCTTGGGGCCGCCGCTTGCCGTGGCGGGCCTCAATCCATCTTAAGGTGTGGTTGAGCGTCCGGGCCCCCGCGAGCCTTGTAGGGCCCCGTAAGCGTTGTCATGGCAAGGCGTCAAATGTAATCGGTTGGGAGGTAGTTCATGGCCCCGAGCACGAGCCGGACCTTGAAATCCGTGGGGTGGAACGCAATATCGACCTCCATCACCCTCATCCTCTCGACCTTGTCGATGAGGGTGTTGTAGAGTTCCACGAGGTCTCCGCATACAAGGTAGTACGCCTCCCTCAACTCGACCGTGATGGGCTCGTAGAGTTCACGATAGAGTGCCACCTTTCGCATCGCGTAGTCCCGGCAATCGTCTACACTCGTTCCCCAAGTGATGCCGAACTTGGACGCCCACCGGCCCTCCATCCGAACCCATGACTCCTCCGAGTGGGAGCCGATGAACGGGAGCCCGTCCGGGTCGTTCGGGTCCTTTTGCCCGGTCACGACCGCCTCGGTCAAGAGCTTGGCGGACCTCGTGGCGTGTGTGGTCCCCACGAGGTTCTTGGCGTATTGGACCCGGAGGCGTGAGGTCCCGGTCTCCAAGTCCGTCGCGGGCCGGTGGTGGAATCGGCCCTCGCCGTCCACCCACAAGAAAAAGGGGAGCGGCGTCTTGGGGTACTGTTCGATGACGCACAATTCATTGAGTTGTTGGATGAGCGCGAACTTGGTGTTGTAGGTCGTTGCGTAGAACCCGTCCTCGGTCACGATGTTCCTGAGCGGGTTCATCCCGATGATTCCGTCCGTGTCGGGCGCGGTGAACGGCAAGTCCACGGCGTTGGGCCACATGGAGCCCACGATGTACTTGATGGCCGTCCCGGCGTCCATCCCATCGATGCTATCACCAAGTTCAGAATATTGGATGTACTCCCGCATCGCTTCGCCCAAGAGGTCGAGCGCCTCGAACGAGACCATGCTCTTGCCCGCCTCTATCGAGACCTTGCGGTTCGAGATAAAACCGTAGAACCTTGGATAGATGGGGAGCCCTGAGAGGCCCACCTTGGCCCGGATGAACTGTCCCTCCCTGAGGATGTTCAGGTTCTTGCCCCTCTTGGCCGGAAAAGTGAGTTCGAGCCGTGAGGCGGCGTTCGGCGTGGCGTTGTAGGTCCCGCCGTAGTAGCCGGTTATGTTGCTCCACGCGGTCCCATTCCATGCCTCGATGAGTACGGACGCGGAACGTAGGCTCACTTATTCACCTCGTACCAATAGGTCGTGTACCCCGTCCCGGTGAACCCCGTATCCACGAGCGTGACTTGTCTTAGACCCGCGCCGGGGACCTCGGCGGGGTAGTCCACATCCGAGACGGGCTTGTCCGTTCCGCCTCCACCGGCGGCGGTGTTGACCGTGACATCGTCAATCCACGAGCCATCTCCATCATAATCTGCTATCGTGGTCTTGACTACAGTCCCCACGCCCGCCGTGTACGAGACCGCCTCGTCCGTAACCTTGTAGAGCCGCTTGGTCACGATGATGGTGGCGGACCAATACTTGGTGAACGGCTCCCCGCCCCGTATCTGACGGTTGAACGAGGACAGGACCCCGCGCCACACCTCGACGACCGCGCCGTCATCGCCCATGATTTGGAGTTCCACGATGTTGTTATTCAAGAACCAATCCTCGACGGTCCTCACCTGGGATTCCGGGTTGGTCCCAATGCAACACGCCGAGAGTTGATATTTCGTGGCACGGCTCCCGGTCGTGATGACCTCGGACCCCTCGGTCCCGAGAAATGGGGCCTCGTCGATGTTTTTGTCCTTGGCGGGCGTGACCTCCTCGATGGTCGTCTCCAAGAGCGCGGAGAATTTTTGGATTGTTGGGTAGTAGACCCCCACGCTCTTGGTAATCTCGTCAGAATCGAGGGCCGAGTGCGCCGAGACCTTGAGCTTGATGTCCTTGCTCCCGGTGGTCTTGTAGTAGATGGTTGCCACCGGCGAGGTCTGAGGTTGGGCGATGAGCCCCTTGGAGCCCGAGGCCGTGTAGTGGTAGTGTTCGAGGTGGCCGTCCGATTGCCGGTCATAAGACCTCGTCCCGTCCACGGTGATGGCCTCGTAGGGCTCTATCGTCGTGGGTTGGATGTCCATGCGGGCGATGGGCTTGATGGCCTGAGGATTGGGGGCCGAGTGGCCGCCGGTCGTGGCGGTGAGTGTGCCCCAATAGCCCGCCTCGTTCGCCGCTCTTGCCATGGGAGCCTTGAGCCCCGCCGTCGAGTAGTAGTGGGCCGGGAAATCCAATTTGTCAGGGTCCCACCATCGAGACCCGCCATCACCCCACTCGATATATTTTCGGGTGGCCGCGCCGCTCGTGGCCATTAAAGCGTTGACCTTTTCTTGGACATCAATGTTCGTGCCCTCGTGGGAATCCGAGACGGCGCAAACCCAAAAGCCCGTGACGCCGGGAGATTGGAACACGACCTCGTTGGACTTGTAGGCGTTCGCCCCCGAGTTGTAGCTCGTCTCGGTGAACACGGCATAACAGTAGTCCGCCCCATCATCGTGCGCGAGCGTGTCGATGTATTCCGAGACCGTCGAGACGAGGGTGGCGATGAGCGTGTCGGTGGTTGCCACTCCCGAGGACGCCTTTTTCCGATAGATTTTTTGTTGGGTCAGGTCCGAGACTCCATTCAAGGGCTCCCACTTGAGGAGGGTTTGATTCCTGTCGTCCGGGTTCGGTTCGATTGTGAGGCCGGTTGGAGCCACGACATCCACATCAATTTCGAGGGTCGGCCACATTCCCGAATTGGCGTGTTGGATGGACGCGAATTGGATGTAGTCCGTGATGCTGTCCGCGGCCTCCTCTTTCATCCACACATTGAGACACACGCCCTCCTCGGAGGAGGGTTGGTAGACGTTCACAAAATCCTTGAGTTGGAATGTTTGGTAGCCCGAGCCGTTGTTGAGTACTATCGAGAGCGGGGCCCCGCATTGGTAGTCCGGCGCGCCCCCGGTCCCACTCCCGCCGCCCCAACCCGTTTGAGCGGATGACTTACTCCACCCGCACCGGCGCTCGGAGAACGTTCCGTTCCCCTTGACCGAGTAGCAATAAAAATCCTTGGTGTTGCCGCTATTCCCGTCACTCTCGCGATAGAGCTTGAATCTCATGTCCACGATTTTGGAGTTGGGTGGGAGCTTGGGCAAGCGGATGTAGATGATGGCTCGGGAATAATAATCAGTTCCACCGGATGTCCCGGTGCACCCACAACGCATATACGTGAGCGCACCGTTCCATGGCGGCCCATCGGCTATCTCTTGATAGATGTACGAGTCCATGATGTGGTTCGCGTCCTTGACGGTCAGGGTCACGGTCATTTAGGTCCACTCCGGCGAGATGGTCCCGCGTTGCTTGTAGCTCTCAAGTTGCTCGGTAAAATCGCGGGCGAGGTCCTTGCCGGACCCGCCGGTCAAGACCATGGTCCCGATGGAGATGTTGCCGCCGTAGTTGGTCATGATACGGTACGACGGGATGACCCGTTCGTTGGATTGGATGACGGCGAGCTTGTCCGAGCCGTAACCGCCTTGGTGCATGGACCGCATCCCAACGAGAGACCCGGCCATTTGCCCTATGCCCCGCATCCCCATCGCGCCCGCCCGTATCCCGCCGCCCGCCGCCATGGAGCCCCCGCCCGTGACGATTGCGAGGATGGTGTAGAGCGATATAGTAACCATCAAAATGGCATTGACCGCTTGGAGGGTCTTGACGGTCTGCTCGTTGGCTCCCGCGAGCATGGCGATGGAGGAGACGGCGGACATGGTGGACATCGCGAGGATTCGATAGTTCATGGCGGACCGATAAGATGTCATCGAGGCTCTCGCCATCTTTGCCTCGGACTTTTCCGCCGCCTCACCTACACCCTCAAGGTCCCCTCGGAGGTCCTCGACCTCCTCCTTGCCGTCGTACTTGACCTGAGCCCGGATGTAGATGCCCAAGGTCTTGAGCGCATCACTCGCCTCGGCCCCCGATATATCGTCCGCCATGTTATAGCCCCATGAATGTTGATGCGAGATTCTCTACTTGGACGATGAGTTCGTATTGGTGGACCGTGGCCTCCTCCCATGTCCAATCTTTTCCGAGACGGCCCCCGTGTTCACGGATGAGATGGAGGAGATAGGTGAACGCCGGGGACCGGACAAGTTTTTTATTTTCTCTTGGGCCTCCTTGGTCAAGTTCAGGAAGTCGCACGTCCGTTCCATCCATGTTTCCATGTCCACGGGGTCGAGGCTCTCAAGGAACGCCCGGACCTGACGCTCGGACATCTTGGGCTTGACGATGACCTCGGCGTAGAGCGCCGCCGTTATCTCGCCGTCATTCCATCGGTCCGAATCCTCTTGGAGGAGCTTGAGGTCCGCCGCGGTTGCTTGGTCCCTGAGGAGCCGTATTTGCGCGCCGTGGAGCTTGAGTTCCATCTCGCCGCTCACCTCGGTCTTGGCCTTGAACCGCTTGCGGATGCTCAGTTGTTTGAGCATGGGCAAGTATCTCAGGCGCATCGTTCGCCGCCCGCGCCAACGGGCGAACCGTCCCTTGCCGTCGAGGAGATGGTTTGGGACCTCCACGTCCTTGGTCCTCGTGTGTTCGGCGAGGAGTCCCGGTATATCGTACTCGTCCGTCATTGTCCCTCCCTCAGTAGCCGTCCTTATTGTAGACGGCGGTCATGAATGTGCCTGAGAACGGGAGGTTGATGGTCTCGGCCCCATCAGGCGAGAATCCGGTCCCGCCCTCGGCGATGAACACGTTTTGGAAATAGAATATGACCGGGTTGCTTCCGCTCATGGACTCTTTCATCCACGCGACCTTGATGGCGAACACGGGCATTTGTTTGGGGAGATTCGAGACAGCCCCGCCATCATAGAACCCATCGCCTTTTCCGGTGAGGTTGCCGTAGCTCTTGGTGGGATACGAGGAGCCCACCTTGTCCGAGCCCATCGCCGCCATGAGGAGCTTGACGCCCACCTTGAGCCGGATGATGAACGAGCCCTCCACGGTCTTGGGGCCGTGTGAGAGCGCCGGGAGGAAATTGCCGATGTTGTGATGGGTCGAGGTCCGGCCCCGGAACGCGAACGAGAACCGCTCGACGGGGTACGCCTCGAACCTGTCCGTCGTGTCCAAGTTCCACGCGTCCCCGGCGGCGTTGGCGCTCCCGCCCACGCGGGTCTTGGCGGTCCCCGCCGTGGGGATGACCTCCTTTATCTCGAATTGGCAATCCGCTCCATCTATCTCAATCCGTTGGTCGAGTGCTGGCATCTACATTACCTCCCAATGCTGGAACTTGATGGGCAAGGCCCGATACAAGAGCTTGCCGTCCCGGTCGATGTTCGGGCGAGTTGGCGAGCCCTGAATGAGCTTGGTCACGCCGGGGATGTCGAACCGTTGATTAATAAGGGACGAGGCCACGGCGTCGATGAGGTTGTCGAGGAGTTCCGTGTCGGATTCGGACTCCAAGAGATTTCCCGTGGCGGCGGCCCTCGGGACCCACACCGAGACCCGGACCTCGCCCTCCCTGAGCATGACCCGGCGGCCATTGGCGTCCCGGCCCACCCATCCCCACCGAGCGTTGAGGTTCGAGATGTCGGTCGTGAGGAATGGCTTGCCTTGGATGGGCTTGCGGGGGTAGATGGGCGAGACCTCAAGACCCCTGAGGAGCACATCGAACGCGGCCAAGACCGTGTCGATGTAGAGCCCGTTGTTGGTCGTGGCGGCCTCGACCTTGAGGGCGTTGGGCTCTTGGGTCCCGGTCAAGGCGTAGGTCCCGGTCGTGGGGTAGCGCGTCCCGTTCCAAGTGGCGTGGTAGGTCCTCTTGTTGAGGTCCACGTGCCACATGAGAGAATACCATGTGTCGATGACGAACACGGGCCCTTGGACCGTCACGGCCCCGTTGGTAAAATAGACATGAGCGTCCGAGTTGTCGAGGATGGATACTTGGCTCTCGCCCGTGTAGGTGTCCATCAAGCTCACGACCCGCTTGGATGAGGAGGTCGTGTTCGTGTCGAACCGGACGTAGGTCGAGACCTCGAACACCTGACGGAAATTGCGTATAGGGCGGATTCCCCTTGCGTAGCCGCCCGATGTGTCAGGACCGGGCCACACCCTGAGGGCCTTGCCTGTCGCGCCTTGGTGGGGCGTATCCACGACGTGGACCATGGGCGGCTCGGGGACCTCGGTCGTCCATGGCGGGTCCGTGGGCGGGCTCCCGGTGGTCATGGCATCGAAATCCTCAAACCACCCGTCCATGGTCCACCAAATGTCGTCGAGCCAAAAGTCTTGGGGGACCGTCGAGCCGGTGATGCCCCACATTATCTTGTCGGGGGTGTTCTGGTTTTGGAACGTGTAATAGGTCCCCGCCGTGGAGGGGAATCGCCGAGGGGCAATCTCTCGGTCCCTGACGATGTAGAACCTCTTGTTGGCCACGTCCACGAACATCGTGAACTCAAGCCATCCCGCCGTAGGTTGGCCGATGTCGATGGTCCCGGCGTTGTCCTTGGTATAGACATGGCCGTCGTTCGCGTACCAGATTCCGCAACACTCCTTGTTATTGACCACATCCTTGAGGAGGAAATAGGGGGTCTCGTTCTGATAGACGTTGTTGGTCTTGGCGTAGAAATTCACGGCGATGAAATCGCCCGGTGTGATGGATTGATTGATGGCCACGACATCCCCCGCGCCGTTGACGTGGAACTTGCACGAGAGGACGCCCGCGGGGAGCCACCATCGGTTCGGGTTGATGTCGGAATTATCACATCGGACATATTGGCTCCCGCCGCCCGTGCTCACCACGGTCCAAGGAGAGCCGGGTGGGTTGCCGTTGGTCTCGGCGTCGAAATCGAACTCCATGAGCTTGGACCAATCATCGATGAAATCCACCCACATATCGTCCGAGCTTGTGTTCGCGGCCTGAACGACATCGGGGACCTCGGTGTTGATGAAATCATAGGTCCCGCTCACGGCGGGGAATCTCGTGGGCCCCACATAGAGCCAAAATTTCTTGTTGGTCACATCGAGCCAAAAGGCGAACGATTTCCACACATTGAAGGCGAGCGCGCCGAGGTCCACGGGCGTGGCCCCGTTGTAGGTCCACAAGTGGCCGTCCGTGTGATAGTCTAATTGGAGGATAGTGTGGCCTGTGGATGCCTTGAGGAGCGTGAATGTCTTGGCGTGGGAGCCGTTATTCCCTGAGACCCTCAGGGCCAAGCGCCCGAGGACCAACGTGTCCGCCTTGAACGCCGCCTTGATGCGGACGAATTGGTTTGCCTCGCCGTCGAGCTTGACGGATTTTCCGGGCATGGAGCCGTAGGGGTCCCACCACGTCGTGTCGTCCACCTCGGCGTGAGCCATCGGGGTGCTCGCCTTTTCGACGACCCACGGGTCCGGGGGCTCGGCGTTCGAGGGGTAGCTATCGAATGTCTCGGGGAGCGTCTTGAGGGTCTTGAGCGCGTCGTTGAACAGTTTTTGGACCTTGGCGGCTCCCATTATGGCTCACCACCCGATGATGACAACAAGGACACGAATCCTTGATAGAGGCGGTCGTGGATGATGGGAGCGAACTCCTCGAATGTTGGCCGAAAGTGAGGCCGTGACCGGATGCCGGGATGGCGGACGAGCTTGGCGAACACATCGGTGTGGGTCTTGGAACTCTTGGAGGACCACGAGAGGTCCTTGTGCTGAACGCTCACCCGGCCCCTGAGCCCATAAAAGATGGCGAGTTCTGAGAGTTCCTCGCGCCACCTGAGAGCCTTTTTGTATCGCGGGCGGATTTCGTAGAAATCGCCGGGGTATTCGCCACGGATGCCGGTCCCGAACTCAAGCCACGGGCCGATGGGGCTCTCGGTCCCCGAGGTCCATCCGTTGGCATCTTTCTCCCACATGATGGAGCGCCGGTAGGTCCCGGTCTTGTACGGGGCCCGTTCCCTGAGGCGGGCCGTCATCGCCTCGATGGTTGGGGTCATGACCTCCTCGGTCTTTGCGTTGATGGTGGCGTCATCGGCGAACGGCCTGACCATGTCGATGACCTCTTGGAGCCCTTGGACCTCCAATACCACGTTCATGCTCATGAGACCACCGTCCCCACCTTTTCGTCAAGCTCGGCGGTCCTGAATTGGACGGTCCCTTGGATGACGATGTCCTTGGTGTGTATGATGGTGTAGACCTTGGAGTTGAACACGATGAGGTCATCCTCCAAGACCTCGACCGAGGCGGCCACGACGATTGAGATAGAATCGGGCCGAACGAGGCCCCACTCGGTCAGGGCCAAGCGGGAGTCTTGGAGGCTCCACACCGCCACGACCGTCTCGTCCACGGTGTAGGTGAGTTCCGTGAGGGATTGGTAGGTCTTGGAGCTATCGTAGGTCCCCGGCGTCGGCCTGAGATGGCGGACGCTCGCCCCCAACTCGTTGATGATGTTGAGGAGGTCCGTCCCTACGATAGCCCCATTGAACACTTGCTCACCCCGCGGGAGGCTTGGGCTCGGTGTCCTTGACCACCGCGTCGATGTCCCCGTTGTCCGGCGCGCCCGTCTTTTTGTCCACGTAGATGTAGAGCGCACCACACACGAGCCCGAGCACGACGAGCCCGATGCTCATGAGGTACGAGGTCGTGTTCCCGCTCGTCATGGCGGCCTCTACGGTCGAGGCCCCGAGGCCCACCAAGAGGAGCGCCGCCGTGAGGAGCGCCGTCTCGATTTTCTTTAACCCGCTATCCGTTTTTGCCACGCCTACCATGTTCTCATCCTCCGATATGCAAGCTCGCGAGCCACGCCACGGTGGGCACGAGCGCCCCCAAGGCGAACCCCACGAGAGAGAATAGGATGCGGTCGAGGAGCTTCTTGCGGTTGAACTCGACGGCCATGCAATTCTGGTATTCGATGTCGTACAAGACCATCTCGCCGAGCTTGGTGAACATCGGGCGGATGTCGTGGAAGGTCTTGACATCATGGGCCTGAATCTCGTTGAGCTTTCGGGCCGCCTTGGCCACAGACATTTGTCTGAGGTCCGCGGGTTGTTGGTCGTTCACCATGTGGATAGCATCCCTCATCGCGCTCATTAAACCACCGTGTTCTTTTCGATTTTCTTGATGCGCTTGAGGAGGTCTTGGGATGTGGTCTCGTCCGCCACCTCGGTAGGGAACGCGCCGGGGAGGAGGTCCGTCTTGGCCTTGACATCGCCCACCTTGGCGTCAAGGTTGTCCCCGACAATCTTGCCCGCCTTGCCTGAGCCGTAGGAGCCGGGGAGCGTCACGTCCCATGGGTCCGTACCAGCTCCCACCGCGACTACTTGGGCCAAGAATTGAGCCTCGTCCGCGCCGGTTGCGGATATGTAAAATGCGAGGTCTCCCACGGTGTTCGTGTGGGTGGTTGTGAGGGTGAACTTGTAGAACCCGTAATCTATCTCGGTCACGGTCACATCGCCGGATATATCGACGAATGCCCCGCCATCCTTGGACATCTCGATATAGGTAAAATCCCCATCTACGAGTCCCATTTTAGGCGTGAAGTGGTCGAGAATGTCCGTCAGGAAAAAGACGAACACCCGTGAGGTGGATTGAATGAGTTGGCGCATCAGATTCCACCCTCGTTAACGAACCTGTCCCGGCGAACACCCGTTGGCCCAAGCTCGTAGTCTCCATAGAGTTGGTCGAGGGTAATTGTCTTTGTGCCATCGCCCACGAAATAGAACTTGAGCTTTATGTTCGTGTTCATCGTCGAACCGAACCCGTTATCGAAATCACTCTTTGTGAGAGTAACGTCAGTGTATTGGTCCGTTGCATAGGTCGAGAGGACCGAACTGTCGGACGCCTTGAGCACCTCGATTTTGTCGATGTAGTTCGAGGCGTCTCCATTGGTCAAATCGAGCTTGATATTCTTGAGGCGCTTGTTGGTTGGCATGGTGAGTTGAGAGCTAATCCATGTTCCGCTCGTCTTGTATGGCGTGACCACAACGTCGGTGATATACGAGTTGTAGCTCGAACCGGGTGTGGCGAACGAGTTGTCGAAATCGGCGTTCGAGTAGGTTGGGTTGTCCGAATAACCCTTGCCTATGATGACCATCGGATTCCCGCTCCATCCTGACGGTCTTGAGGTCGAGGACTTGAGCGTGTTCCATGAGGAGCCGTCCGTCGAATAGTAGCAAGTAAATTCGGACGAGGTGAGAACAATCTTGAGCCAATACCATGTCCCGGCGGAAAGGCTCCCCGAGACACCGTACGAGGTGGTAGATGCATCATTCAAGTTCCACTCGTACTTGACCGTCCCGCTATCGTTAACGAGTTGGAGCCGGACCCAATTATCTACGTCCCAATAAAGGACCAAACCGAACGCCCACGAGAATTGAGACGACCCGCTTGGGAACTTGAGCTTGCCTTGGAGAGTGATGTTGTCGACGCCGGGGGAGCGTTGGAGGTGAGAATAACAGTTGTCCCGCGCCACAATCTTGAGGGCTCCCGTTTCATCGACGCAATCCTCGGAGGAATCGTTCTCCTCGGTCCACCCCGATTTGCGAGAGCCTCCCGCCCATCTATCCGTGAAGGTAGGCGAGAGACCGAGGACTCCCGTGCCCACGAGCGGATTGTCTGTCTCGGTGTCAGTTTCGCTTTTGGTCCCCCCATCGAAATGGGCCGTTGAGTTGAAATCGTAGTCACTCATCAGTCTGTCTCCAAGACGGTGTACTCCTTGGCGTCCTTGGGCCTGATGTCCTTGCCGTTCTTGTCGTACTCGACCGCGGTGATGGTGATGACGAGGCCCCCGGTCACGGTCTTGGCGGACACCTCGTAGGTGTCGAGGGGAGCCTCGCCCGTGCGCGCCCTGAGCGCCGCCACGAACTCGGGGAGCGGGAGCTTGTAGTAATCGTCTTGCCACTTGGCCCACTCGTGCTTGACCTTGGTCGTCGTCAATCCGCGTCCTCCAAGTTCTCGTAGACCTCGAATGTCTCGGGGAGCGTCTTGCCCTTGTAGCCGCCCATCTCGATGTAGGCTTGATAGCGCCATGTCCCGTGGGTGTCCAAGTCCGATTCGCTTGTGGTCAGGATGTAGATTTTGCCGTCCGTCCCATCGGTCTCGAACTCGGCGTCCTTGGTCCACGCCTCAGTCCCGTCCGGGCGCGAGGCGGTGATACGCTTGACGGTGGCCGTCGAGATGTTCACCACCACGCCGTTCCGGTAGACGGTCGAAAGCAATTTCCAATTCAAGGTCCCCACTTGAGGTCCGTCTACGGTGGTCGTCATAGTTCTAAGCTCCTCGACACTTGGTCGTTGAACGCGATGTCCTTTTCGGTCAGGTGGACGGTCTCATCCACGAATATCTCGAATGGGATGTCCCAAGCCTTTTCGACTTGATATTGTGGCCACCCGAGCCGGTCTATCTCATAGGCTTTGCCCGGTGTGTAGGCTTGGTTGGTGGCATCGTACCCGAGGTATTGACGATTGGAGAGCGTGGCGGATTGGAGCCACAGTCCATATTCAACGCCCGCCACGACCGGGAGCATCTCGAAATAGATGTCTGCAAGGAACTCCGCCCACGCGGCGGGCGGACCCATTTGGAGGTCCGCATTGAGCCCTTGGTGAAGGAAATAGAAATCGCCCGGCATATCTCTTGGGAACTTGACGAGATGTGTGAGCGGGTCCACCGCAATCACTTGTATTTTGAAATCGACGACCGTGGTCCTATACATTGGTATGCGGACCTTGGAGATGTAGCCGTTCCTCCGAGCGATGAAATTTTGGATGATGTTCCCGCCGTTCCCGTTCCTCTTGATGGTGAATGTGTCAGGCCATGAGGAGTAGAGGTTCTTTTGGTCCGACTTGAACTCGGTTCGGACGATGCCCGAGGCCATGGAACGGTCAACCTCGTCGTTGAGAGCGATGTCCCGCTCCATGGTCTCGAAAAAGTCAACTACACCGGCTCCTCCTCCACCGTAGCCATAAGTGACGATTGCTCCACCGGCCCCGAATCCTTGCGTTGGGAGCATTAGGAGGGCACACCCCTATTGGCGGGTCCGGTCCCGGTCAGGACGATGGTGTTGCCATCCTTGTCGGTCAGGGGCCACGTCATGAGGATAGTGTCCCCGGCATCGTTCCACAATTCGAGGACCGAGGTCGTCTTGTTGATGGTGAGCTTGTTCTTGAGGAGACGCCGGACCTCATCGACCGCGGCCTCGTCCGCGGGGGAGGCCGGGAGGTTGTCGGTCTTGGCCTTGACGGATGCGAGGTTCCCGCCGGTCTCAAGGGCCACGCTCGCGCCGATGAGGTCCGTCTTGGTCTTGACGCCCGCCAAGTTCCCGCCCGTCTCCAAGGCCACCGAGGCCCCGATGATGTCCGTCTTGGCCTTGATAGCGGCCACGTTGCCCCCGCTCTCGGGCGCGGCGGTCTTGGCCGCATCGTAGGCCCCGGTCAGTGTCATCGCGTCACCGGGGGCCGCCCGTGAGCCCACGGCAACATTCAGATAAGAGAGCCCGAGGTCCGCCACGGCGAGCGGGTTGTAGGCCACGACCTCCAACGGGACCGCATTGGGGTCCGCGCCAGTTGCCGTGATGTAGAGCCATAGGTCCCCGAGCGTGTCCGTGTGAGATGCCGTGAGCGCGAGGTTATAGGACCCGTTGCCCCGGTCCGTGACCGCGGGCGTGATGGCGGCGAACGCCGCGCCGTCCTTGGAGGCGGTGATGACGAGCGTGAGCCCGGACTTGAACACGGCCCGGTTCGAGCTATCGGTCATCCAAACGAGGATGTTCTTGGTCGTTGATTGCTTGACCTTACGCATTTGAGACCACTCTCCCGAGGCTATACAAATCGGCGGGCAAATCGGACAGGGAGAACGTGACCGAGGCGGCCCAAAGGCCAAGACCGCTTGCGTTCTCCGCCTGAATAAGGGCGATGCCCTCGCCCGCCCTCAGTGTTATAGGTTCCGCCGAGACCGAGCCGATGTTGTCGATGATGAGGGCGTTGTCGAGTTGGGATTTCATGTCCACGCCCGCGAGGCCGGGGCTCGTCCCCCATGTGTTCAGTTGGACCCGCCGGTACTTGGGATTGACGATGATGGCCCCGTAGCTCGCGCCATAAAGGACCGCCTCGGGCTTGGTCTTGACCTTGACGAATGGATAGAGGCTCTTGGAGGTGTCCATGGCCATGGCCGAGACATCATCGCCCTTGGAGTAGCTCTCGACCCGGTACATGGCCACGGCGGGGACATCATCGGTCCCGGCCTCCATTACAATCAGTTGTCGAACATTGATGACCACACCGGACCCGGACCCGTTAAAGATGGTGAACAAGTTGCGTTGGTCGTCCACGGACCTCATGATTTCGGAGACGACATAGGTCCCCGCCGAGGTCGTGAACAGGCAGAACACGCGCCACGCCATCGAGAACGGGACGGTGGTGTTCCTTATGGTTATGCCCTCGCCCTCCCTCAGGATGTGGCCCGAGACCCCTTGGCAAGCGTAATCCCCACAGGTCCATTCCGCGGTCTTGAACTTGGGGACACACATTAGGCTCAAGGCCCGAACCATGTTCTGCTCGGGCAGATTGAGGAGGCGGCGTAGCTCGGTTCCGGCGGTCTCGGTCGTGTTGGCGTATTGCTGAATCTTGACCTGAGATGGTAGGTCCCCGATGCTTGTGTTCATCTTGTCCGGGACGATGGTGTCACCGTCCACGGTGATGGCCGAGATGCGGCTCAGTTGGAGGTTCGTGGGGAGGAGCGTCGTTTGGCCCTGACCACTCAAGGTCCTGAGCGCCACGCGCCTAATCTTGACGAGCTTGCCCGAGCCCACCTCGTTGTATATCAGGAGAAAAGGGGCGTGTCTGAGGTACGCGCCCTCGACGGCGGGAGCGGCGGCGATGCTCGCCTCGACGGACGGGAGCGGTTCCGTATCGAGGAATGTTGCCCGGACATGATAGGTGTCCTCAACCATCGCCCTCACTCGGTTCGGCCACGGCCTCGACCTTGGGGAGGCCGGTGGCGGGCTCGGCCCTTGCGGGTCCGAGCTTGGTGTCGTAGGTCCTGTATGTGTGAGCCTTGGTCATGGCCCCGCATTTGGGACAGGTGAACGCCTGACCGTCCGTGACGGGGTCCGCCACGGCGGTCATTGTCGAGCACTTGGGGCACTTGACGAACGTCATCGCCAAGCCTCCTTAGCTCGCCTCGTCCGTGAACTCCATCCACGCGTCCACGATGCCCGCCGCGCCCGAGTTGTTGTAGAGCACCATGCCCTCGTTCTGACGGAGGGCGAGAGCTTGGACGCTCGCGTCCCCATACCCGGCATCCCATAGGATGTTGAGGGGCACGAGGCACTCCCATTCGTCCGAGGTGGCGGTCGAGGCGGATGCCTCATCGCTCGACCAAATGAACCGCCTGAGCACGTCCGGGGTCGAGCCGCCGGGAGTTCCGGCGTGTCCGGTCGTGACCGAGGAGAGCGCCGAGTTGTTGGTGTCGTGCTTGACCGGCGAGACCGAGGTGGGCGTGGTCCATGTCATCGTGGCCGGATAACGCCTCAGTTCGAGGGCACATATCACGCCCGTCACGGCGGCGGTTTGATAGTTTATCATGCCGACACGGCGGACACGCTCGACATTCGAGCCCGAATTGAGTATGCCGAGCATGACGGTGGTCGCGGCAAAAGTCTTACCCTGAATTAGCAACGTCCATGTTGATGCCATTCTTAATCATCTCCCTCTCTTGTGCTCGTATTTCCTTGATTATCTTGTCTATCGGTCTCATTTTGGGCTCGTCTATCCACGCTTGTATTCGAGCGCAGAACCGGGAGCATTGGTCCCGGTCGAGCCTGAGAATCGGAATGTTGTTGTAGAGGACCGTGAGGAACTTGTCGGTCGAGACGAACTTGGTGGACCCTTGGAGACCCACGATGAGCCCGTCCGTGAGCCCGTAGCCGTCCGCCCATCGCTTGAGGCGGTCGTGGAACCGTTGGGCGGCCTCCCGGTCGAACTTGATGATGCTCTTGCCTTGGAGAGTAAAGTAGAGGCTCTCGTTGGTGCAATCAAGCCCGGTTCGGAATCCCATGACCCATCATCCCTCCTCTCATGTTCCGCCCCCGAGTATCTCGTCGTTGTCCCTTGAGGTCCACCCGGCCCCCGAGGAGACGCTCGGGGCATCCGTGTCGAACACAAGAGTGGGGGCGTTGCTTATCGTGCCCATGATTTGGAGGTTGCGGACGAATTGCGTGTAAGCCTCGTAGTAGGTGGCGGCCTGTTCCTTGAGGTAGGCTTGGAGTTGGCCCTTGTTCACATTAAGGCCCGCTACCGAGTACGAAATGCCGTAGGTCATGAGCCGCCCTACAAGCCCGTTGATGGTGCGGTAGGCGGCCAAGTTCAAGGCGGCCTCGTTGTAGTTGACGAGGTCCGGGTCGCTGAACCCTCCCGTGTCCGAAAATACATTGCGGGCCTCGATGACGGCCCCGTTGAGGAGGGACGCGAATTGTAGTTGGGGCATGGTGAGCCCCAAAAGTGAGTAGGTCCCGCCGGTCAGGCTTGCGCCGAGACGGGCGGCGAGGGTGGATTCACTCACCGTTATGTACGCCATGACCGTAATCGAGCCCCCCAATGAAAGGCGGGGGGCTCAGGGGGGAAAGGAGCGAACTCGATTAGCTCGTGGTGTAGCTCAGGGGAGCCGTGCCCTCTACGAATGTCCCGAGGTTGTCGAACACCATGTAGGCGAGGGGTTGCGTGACCATGTAGCAATACCTTGTCGAGATGTAGGTGGCCTCGACCTCGCGGTTGAGGATTTGCTCGTTGGTTGTCTGGACCGGCCTCTTTTCGACGAAGAACCCGAGGGGCGCGTATTGCCCCATGAAGGTTTGTCCGCCGAGGGAGGCAATGATGGCCCTGTTGAGGATGGTCCCGACACCGAGCGGGTTGTCCACGATGTTGTTGGACACGTAGACATCGAGGCCCATGATGCGCCCGATGGCCTCGGGTCCGCCCGCTCCCGCGAGCTTGCCCTCCACGAGTTGCGGCGGTCCCCCGTAGAAGTTCGAGGCGATGAAGTACGGGAGGACCCGGATGTATGCCTCGACGTTGGGGTTCACGAACATGGCGTTCCCCAAGAAGTTGTATTGCTTGAGGAGGGCTTGGCCGTTCACGAGGTCGAACGTGCCCATGGTCGATGTGGGGTTGGTCGTGACGAGTGTGCCCGTGCTCTCGCGGGTCTTGCCGGTGGCGTTGACGGCGGTCTTGTTGGCGAGGAGGGAGAGGACGCCGTCCACGTCGATGGTGTTGCCCACGACGAGCGCCTTGCGCGTCACTTGGTCTTGGAGCACCGGGAGCATCGAGTCCTCGATGGTCTCCTTGGTGATGCCGAGAGCCTCGGCCACCTTGTACGGGGTGGCCACTTGGAAATTGTACGGCGTGAAGTCCATCGAGATGAGGCCGCCCTCGGCCACTCTCGCCACGACCTTGCGCCGGTCCCCGGATTGTTTGGGGATGCTGATGGAGTTCGACTTGACGCCGACAAGGCTCCAATTCTGGAACGCCTTGCGGATGACTTGCGGGGTCATGGCGATTTGGATTATCGCCTTGTCGAGCACGGGGTACAGACCTCCCGCAGTGTACACCGCGCTTAAATCCGAGATGCCGAACGGCATGATTACACCTCCTTGACCAAAAGGTCAAGTTTTCCATTGTCGAGCCCGTGGGACATGGCCTTGCCCACGATTATTCGAGGGTCCGGGTAGTAGTCAATGGCGTAGACATCCGCCGCCGTCAACTCACCCGCGTAGAAATTGAGGGTGATGCCGTCCGCCGAGAGCTTGCACTCGTTGGCGGCGAGCGTCTTGGCGTTGGGGACGAGGGTCTTGGCCGCCGCCGTGGCGGACACCTCGCGCACGGCGATGATGCCCGTGGGCTTGAACTTGAGGACGACGGCGTTGGCCGTGACCTCGCCCGCGGTGATGGTCCGGCTCTCGATGATGAGGGGGGGCACGACCTTGACCGAGCCGTTGACGGTGTCGTTGGACCCGTTGAGGACCGCCTTGCCCGAGGCGCACACTTGGGAGCCGATGGTGATGACGCCGTCCGCTTGGACGTTCCCCACGAACCCGTGGGAGATGACCGAGACATCGTACCCGAGGAGGGTCGTGTCCGAGCCCCTCAGGGTCATGGCCTTTTGGGCGAACCCCACGAATTGGGGGTCCTCGTAGGTTGTCGGGTAGATGTACCCCGACTTGAAGTTGGTCCCGTCCGCCGCGTATTGGGCCATGGCCTGTCCGCCCAAGAGAGCGGTGATGTTGGCCGAGGAGGGGTCGATGTCCGCCATGAAAAAGGAGAGCGGACGGGAGTGCCCGTCGATGTCAACTTGCGTTGACGTGCTTTCGCGCTTGGACCCTGTCAAGACCCGTCCCGTATAGGTTGTCGTCATCTATGTCATCTCCCTGAGATTGTTTTTCCTGAGCTTGTTCTTGGGCTTATCCCTGAAAGCCCATGCCTTGCCGAGCCTTGGCCATGAACTCCTCGAACGGGTTGCCGTTCTCGGAGGCCGTGGCCTCTCGTCCCGCCGCCCGGTCGATGTTCGAGGGGGACTCGGCGCGCCCCGCGAACTTGCCGGTGGCCTTGACGCCCGCACTCTTGGCCCCACCCTTGGCCTTGGGCTTGGGCGGGGGCGGTGGGGGAGCTTGCTCCTCCTCCGAGGCGGCGGCGCACTTGGGGCACGAGCCGTCCTCGGCGAGGGGTCCGCCGCAAGCCTCGCAAGCGGGGGCCTCCTCCTCGGCGGTGAACCCGAACCGATTGAGGTCCGAGGTCTTGACGAGCGTGTAGTCCTTGAGGAACGGCGCGTCCTTGAACGCGGCGGCGAACTCCTCGGCGGTCTTGAACTCGGGGAGGGTGGGAGCGGGAGCGGGAGCCGGGGCCGGGGCGGGAGCCGCGGCGGCGGTTACGGTCACGGGAGCGGGGGCGGCGGGGGCGGCGGCGGGCGGGTTGTCGGACATCCTGTTCACATCCTCGATGAACTTGTCTACTGAGGCGGCGAAATCCATGACCGTGAGCTTGGAGTTGGCGTAGGCGGGCTCGGTCACGATGGACGCCTCCTTGAACCTGAGACCCTTGATGAGCACGGCGGCGGCCACATGGGAACACTTGGCCTTGCCACACTCACGACAGGTCACGGATTTGGCGTCTCCCTTGACGCTCACCCCATCGGCGAACCCGGACAGGATGGGGACCATGACATCCGGGTTGGCGGATTGGACGAGCCCATCGGCCCACACCTCGTCCCCGAGGCGCTCGGCCTTGTAGAGCCGCCCCACGACCTTGGAGAGGTCCGTGGAGTGGTCGAGGCGCAGTTGGAGGCCCTCTTTGTTGACCTGAGAGACGACCTCGGCAAGGCCCGCATCATCGACAGACCACTTGTTGGCGTTGACGGTCTTGTCCATCAGGCGGACCCGTATCTTAGCGGACACGAGACCGGGGAAAAGGCGCTTGAGAGCCTCGGACGGTACGAGAGCGTCCTTGGGGACCTGAATCGACGCTCGCCATTCGAGAGCAACATCATCGAGGGCTCGTTCGGCCATTGTCAAAAGTTGTTAAACGTCAGGAATGTCCACACGATGCCCCTGTCACGCCTTGTCGCGCGGGGGCCGCCATTTGAGGCCCTCGGAGAGCTTGGGGGTCAAGGTCTGTATGTGCGGCCTTGCGGGCGTTCGCTCCGCCACGGGCCGGGACGGGGGCTTGGCGCTTAATATCCCGTCCAATCGCCCTTGTACCCCTCGTTCCAACACTGGCAATTCGGATGGAGCGGGAATAGCTCCCGCCATCGAGCAAGGGTCATGACCTCGCCATCAAGGTCCGAGCATGACAGGCCCCAAGGAGCCACGGGCCGGATGCACACCTTTTCGTCCGGGCTCGCCCGCCAGGTGCAAAAGTTCCATCCGTTCTCCTCAAGGATGTCCGCGTAGGCCCACCCGTAGACCTTTTCGGTCTCGGTCACGGCGATGGTCCGCGCTCTCGCCACCGTGATGGGGTAGTCCTGTTCAAGCTCCACCATCATCCGGTTGAGGTTCGGGCCCTCCTCGTCGATGATGTCGTTGACGGTCGTGGCGAACCCTCGCCTCATGTCGTCCTTGGCTCCCTTGAGGTAGGCGAGTTGGGCCTCGACGCCCGTGTCGAGCCGGTTTTGGACGGCGGTGGTCTTGTAGTGGCCCTCGGCCTTGCCCCTGTTCTCGGCGAGCCTGAGGGAGATTTGGAGGGCTTGCCGTATCTGTTCCTCAAGCTCGGCGTACTCGTCCTCGGTCTCAAGGTCCCCGCCGAACTCGTCATCGTAGAAATCGTTGGCCGCCTTGACCTCGTACTTGCGCCGGACCCTCGTCTTGAACCTCTTGAGCCATCGGCGAGCGTGGCGCTCGTAGAGGTCCCCGAGCTTGTCCTCGACGTGCTCCACTTGGAGCTTGCCCCACGGACGGCGGGCGGGGCGGGCCGCGGCCGCGGCTTGGAACGGGCGGGCGGCGAGCAACTACTCCTCCTCGTCCTTGGGTGCGGGCTCCTTTTCGCCCTCGAAAAACAAGGTCTCGTGCTCAGTCATGAGGCCGCGGTCATCGAACACGTCACGCACGGCCTTGATAGCGTATTGCTTGGCCAAGGGCTCGGGCACGAGTTCGCCGTTCTTGTCGAAATAGGTGATGACCGTCCTCATCTTTTGACCCTCCCTTTTTCCGTGTTCCACGTCTCGTCGAGTTCGGTGTAGCTCTTGTGAGTAAGGGGATGGTCTCTTATGAACTCATCCTTTTTTTTCGGGCCCATGTGCCCCCTCATGATGGCCGAGACCTCGGCGTACTCCTCGGTATATCGAGAGTAAGAGCCCGCCTTGGCCCATTTTCGAGAGTAGTCCGTCGAGCCGCCCTCGGTCTTGACGGCGCTCTTGAAATCCCTGAGCTTGTCTTGGAGCGGGGACCGATAGCCCTTGTCCCACCGTTCATAGAGCTCGTTGGTGTTGTGTTTCTCGTAGATGGCCTTGGATTGCTTGGTGTATTGGTTGCTCAGGCGTGTGACATTCATCTTGAGGCGCTTTTCCTCCTTGACCGCCGCTTGGTATTCGGGGTCCTCCTCGGGCTTGTAGTACGATGAGAGCCGCCACCCGGCGTCTTGGATGTCGTATTTCTTGCGCTTGGCCTCGCGATATTGCTCATCCGTGGAACTGAGCTTTTTGCCCACGCCCTCGTCGAGTTCCTTGCGGGCCTTGGTCCATGACGCCTCGTTCTCGGCCACGGCCTTTTCGAGCTTGGCGCGCTCCTCAGGCGAATCCTTGAGCCGCCGCATATCCCAATCGAGGACGTTCTCACCGTGCTCGATTTCCGAGAACTTGGCATGGCCCGCCTCGTGGCTCAAAACCTCGTCGTTCATCATCCGGGTCCCGAACAGGCGGATGGTCTTGTCCGATGAATCCCAATGGCCGCCCGCCGTCATGACCTCGACGAATCCTTTATCGCCATCGAGGTCACGCTTATACTCGGCCTCGGTGGGGTGTAGCTCCAATCTTGAGACGTTCTCCCACAAGTCCGGGTTGGCGTTGATGTGAGCTTGGACCGTCTCGATGGACTTGTCCTCAAGGAACTCGTGCGAGGCGAGGACCGTGATTTCTCCACGCGGGGTCTTGAGGATGGCGCGGGCGTAGTTCTTGTCCGCCGTCTCCTTGAGGAGCGTCGTGTAGTTCTTGCCGGTCTTTTGCTCCCAATCCTCGACCTTGATGGTCTTGTTCTCAGGGCCACGAACCGCCTTGAGTTCCTCGGGGATGTCGAACGCCCGATACTCCTTGAGCTTGGCCGAGCGGTCCTCCCAAGCCTCGTTCCATTTGGCCATGAGGGCTTTTTTCTGAGCGTGTAGCTCGCCGTATCTCTTGTCCACCTCGGGGTCCGTGAATGAGCGGCGGCCCTCGTCATCATTATATCCGGTGTCGTCAGGATGCTCGTCCCCAATCTTGCCCATCTCGGCCCTGAGCTTGTTGGTCTCCTCGTCGAGATTGGCTTGCTTCATGTTGGCCTCCAAGAACGCCTTGTGTAGCTCCTCGCGCTTGGCGGCCCGCTCGGGCGTCTCCGAGGGGGCGGACATGGGCACATAATCCTCGACGACACCGCCGCCGCCATCGGTCCACCGGCCCGCCTCGTCCCTCGGTTGGTCCTCACTGTAAGCCTCGAACGAGACCGGGGGGTCGAGCGCGGGCGGGGACCACGACGCCTTGACGGCCTTGCCATGGATTTCGATTTCCTCGGGTTCGGCCACGAACCGGGAGTTCGAGGCATATTCGGAGGTTGATGCGGGCTCCTCTTGGGACGCCTTGACGGTCTCGGGCTCGCCTCGGACTATCTCGACCTTGGCGAACTTTATTGGGTATTTACGCCCATGGAGTTCATACTCCTTGGTCTCGACGGACACGACCCGCAATTTAGTATCCCGAGCCATCGTGAACTCGCCCTCCTCGGCATTGAACCCTTTTATCCTCTCGACCTTGACAATCTCATCGCCCGTGTCTTTATTCTCGGATTCCATCCTCAATGCCGGGGCGAACGGGTCTCCCTTTTGGGCGTCTACCTCGAACACCCATTTTTCTCGATTGCCATATATTGCCGATGCGCCCGCGCCGCCCACGACCCATCGTTGGGCGAAATCCTCGGAGGCGGTGAACGAGCCAAATGTCTTGTGTGAAAATTCCTGTCCAACATCAAGAGAGCCGGGGTCCAATGTGATTGCCCGATAGAGCTTGACGGGTTCTCTTATTGGATGCTCCTCGATGTATTTGTCCATGGCCGGGATAATCTTGGCGGCGGTTTGTTTGGAGAACTCACCAAGGCCCGAGGTCTTGCCGAGGAGCGTCTTGTTGACCTCTTGATACTTATCGGCGGTGTATTGCCCGATGGGTTTGAACCGCTCGAAATTGGCCGGGTCCGTGGCCTCCACCTTGAGGTCCCCGTAGACCTTGTTTGTGTGTTCCTCATATTCCGTGTAGTTGGTGAGCTTGTGTAGTGTTGTAGAGCCTCCACCCCCGTCCGTCCACTTGCCGCTCTCATCCCGTGGTTGGCTCTCGTCGAACGCCTCGAACGGGGCGTCGAGGACCGGCCTACCGAACTCGTCCTTGTCCATCCTGAGCTACCCCCGCGATGAACCTCATGAGCTTGTCGAGGGCGGCGTTGTGCCCGGCGGCGGTCTTTGCCCCCACGACCTCAAGCTCAAGCGCATCCACCTTGGCCTTGAGAACGGCCTTGGTGAGCCCCGCCGCGGGGCTCGGCTCCTCCTCCTCGGGTCCCAACTCCTCATCGGTGGGCATGATGGGGAGGTTCTCGGACCCCTCAAGGTCGAACCACCTGAACTCGATGAGATGGCCGTCCTTGGCGCTCTTGATGACGGTTCGGCCCTTGATGGCGTACTCGTCCGCCAATGCCTCGGGCACTATCTGTCCCGCTCGGTCGTATAGCGTGGTCTCCTCGACGGTCTCCTCCTCATCGGCCATCTCAACTCCTCCTCTTGGCGTAGGCGTCCCGTAGCTCCTTGTAGCTCTTGGCGAGTTCCGGGTAGTCCCGCTCCAACTCCTCCTTGGTTTGGCCCCGGTGCGATTTGGTCCCGTACAAGGCGTTTATCTCGGCGTAGGTCTCATCGACGTGGCCCATTCCGCCCTTGTTGGAGCGGGCGTAGGTCGTGGGCCCGCCGAGCTTGGCGGTCCTTGCATCCTTGTAGAAATTGTAGTACGCCTTGTGGAGTTCTGAGGCGTCCTCGGGTGGCTTGCCCTCCTCGACATTGGGCCATGCCGCAACCCCGTAGGCGGGCATTGGGCCGAGCTTGCCTCTCGCCATCGTGACCATTTGAAAATGGGTGGTGGGGTCCGTATTATCGGTGGCGGTCTTGCGTTCCAAGGCGAACTTTTTCTCGATGAGGGTCACGGCGGTCTTGTGGGCCCTGTCCGAGAGCATCTTTTCCCGCGCCTTGACGAATCCCTCGGCCCGCTCGATGGCGGCCTTGCGCGCCTCGGGGTCGTCTCGGTACTTGGGGTTGTTCGGGTCCTGAGCTTGTTGGAGGTCCTCCTTGTATTTTCCGAGATAACGCTTGGCCTCCTCCTCACGGTCCTTGAGCCTGTCCATCCCGTAGCTCTTGTTGCTCTCGGCCCGTTGGAGCCGCTCGTTGCGGTTCGCCGTCACGCTCCTCATGTACTCGTCCACTTTCATCTTTTCTTGAGGGCCGAGCTTGTGGTAGAGTTCCTTGCTGATTTCGTCTTGGATGTTGTGGCTCTCGGCGTGGGACACCTCGTGCGGGAGGATGCCGGGGTCGTTGCCCAACGGCGAGGTGATGTGGAGCGTCTTGGATGCCGGGTTGTAGAACCCGCCCGTGATGCTCTCGCGCTTGGACCATCCCGTTGTTCCTGTTGTCTCGATGGGCCGGTCCTTGTAGTCATGGAGGATGATTTGTCGGCCCTCGAACGCCTTGGCGAGCCCTGGTGGCATATCGTGGAGCCCGCGCTTGAACGCCGTGAGTTGGCCGGGGTCCGTTTTCATCAGGCCGGGAGCCACTCGGACATCGAGCGTCGTCCCATCGGGGGTCGTGACCTTTTCGACCTTGTAGCTCTTGGCCTTATCATCCAATGACATCGCGTGGTTCGCCCATGACGTTTTGCCCGCGAGACGCTTGCCGAGGTTCTTGCCATCCAGTCCCACGTCCGCGCCCTTCTTGGGCTCGGGGCCTTGGATGGCATCCTTGCCCTCGGTCTTGGGCTCACTCTTGGGGACCTCCTTGGGGGCCGCCTTGGGCTTGGGAGCCTCGGGCTTGACCTCGGGGACCTTGGGAGCCTCGGGGGCCTTGGGGGGCTCAGGCTTGGGCTCGACCTTGGGCTCAGGGGGCTTGACCTCGGGGGCCTTGGGCTCGGGCGGGTGAATGAGCATGGTGGACTCCCTCTCGCCAAGGCCCACCATTTTCTTGGCCTCCTCGTCAATCATCTCGGTGGACCAATCGGGATGTTGGCGCGTGAGTTGAGCGCGGTCATGACCGTAGGCGCGGGCAACATCGAGAGCCTCGGCCTTGCTCATGTTCTCGCGGTCCTTGACCTTGGGAATGGCCCACAACACGCCCTTGTCGTCACGCTCGAACAGGATGGACTTTTCCATCTCAACCGCGGGCCCGCCGCCTCCCCCGTCCGTGGTCCACTTGCCCGTCTCGTCACGGGCTTGGTCCGGGTCATAGGCGAAAAAAGGGACGCCCTGTTCGGTTTGGTCCGCCTCCTTGGCCCTGAACGAGCCGTCACTCATGTCCCCGATGCCGTAGTTGAAATCCCTGATGCTCTTGGTCAGGGACTTAGCCGTCTCCTCGACATCCGTGGCGCGCCGGTGTGCATCGCCGTAGGACATCCCGTTTTTCATGAGCGGGGCCTCGGTCAGTTCGTGGAGCATGATGTACTCGCGCTCGGACGAGGGGACGGCGTTGCTTATCCATATCTCGTCCACGGGGATGTAGAGCATCCCGAGCGCCCAATGGTGTCCGCCAATGAGGTGGCCCTTGCCGAGCGCCGAGTCCCACCTCGGGTCGATGTTCTTGGCGATGAACTCCGAGTTCACGAGGTAGATTTGGAATCCGTAGTTCTCGGCGAGCTTGCTCAGATAGACGAGCGTCCCGGCGTTCGAGGCGGCCTTGTACGGGGCGTTGGGCTTGCCGAAATCCTCGTTCACACTTGGCGCGGGTTGGCCCGCGACGCCCTTGCCGGGGACCTTGCCGAACGGGGGCTTGCCTTGACCGGGTGGTCCTCCGAACGGGGGCGGCGGGGGCTTGCGCTTGAGCGGGGCCCCGTCCTTGTCCACCGGCTCGCCGTCCGGGCCCGAGCCCGCGGGGACGGCGGGGTTGCCGTCCTTGTCCTCGAACTGTTCGGGACCGCCAAGACCGGGCGGGGGCGCGGGTGGCTTGTAGAACTCGTCGAGGTCCGGGTCCGATGGGTCACAATCGTAGCCCGCCTCTTGGAGCGCCACGCGCTTGGTGATGAGCCCGAGCTTGTAGTCCTCGCGGACCCGGTTGCTTGTTTGGGTCCGGTCCTCCTCGAACGGGCTTTTCCACACACACTTGGGGATGGGACAATCGTCCCCGAACACGGGCCTCAGGATACGCGGGAATATGAAATCGTGGAGGGCGTTCCCCCACACCTCTTGGAGCGCCTTGACCCGTGCCTTGAACTCGGCGATGCTCACGGCGCTCTTGGAGTAGCTCCCCGGCATCTCGATTCCCATGAGGTCAGGGGGGACGCCGAGTAGGATGATGCGTTGGTCCTTGAGGTAGGTAAAGAACTGAGAGATGCCTCCGAGTTGGGCGATGAGCGGGAGAGCCTCGGCCTTGCAATCGCCCTTAAGGAATATGTTCGAGGCGGGCCCGCGGGCGTCCATGTCGTCGATGAGCCCGCCCATTTGCTGGTTCGTGTACGGGCTCGTAGGCGTCCCGCCGTAGATGGTCAAGGCGGGCGCGATGTTGATGTGGCTCACGGCCATCATGTCCGATTCGAGTTGCCAAATCATGTCCTGAACCCTGATGAGGGACATGAGTTGGCTCGTCCCGTAGGCGTTCTCGTAGGCCCACGATTTGCGGTTGTACGCCACATGGACGACCTTGTCGTTCGAGAACACGACCGGCGGCCACGCGAGCCATTGGATGGCCCCGTAGACATTCCCCAAGCTGTCGCGGCGGACGCGCATGAACAAGGGGTCGAGGAGCTTCATGTCCCACACCTTGCCCTCGCCCTTTATCTCGATGACCTTGTCACCGGGTCCGGGCTTGTAGCCCTCAGGGGCGGGCTTGGAGTAGTTCTCGATGTCCTTGGCCTCGTCAGGCTTGAGGTTGCGCTCAAGGGCCTTTTGCCCATCGTAGGCAAGCTCCACCCACGCGTTGCCGTAGACGAGCATATCCGTGAGTGCTTGGACCTGAATGTCAATCCAATTTATCGAGCCCAAGAAATCGTCGAGGAACTCGATGATTTGCTGGTTCTTGGTCTTGGGCTTGGGAATGGCGATGCCGCCCGGTCCACGAACCGCGAGCGCCTTGTCCTCCTCGGGTCCGGGGACCTTGGGGTTGGGCGCTTGGCCTTGGGGCTCGCCCTCGGGCGGGAGGTTGCCCACCTCGTCCTTGGGTGCGTCCTTGAGGAACGGATGCTCCTCGGGCGGCGTGTCCGTCTCCTCCTTGGGGAACGGGAGGTCCGCCGCGCCGAACGGGCGGGGCTTGCCCTTGACGACCTCGGCCTCGCCGGGTGCGGGCTCGCCCGCGGGCGTGACCGCCTCTTGGCCCTGTTCCTGCCCCGGCTCGTTCTCCTCGGGCGGCGCGCCGCCCTCGCCGAGCGTCCCCGGCTCGCCGTCCTTTTGACCGAACGGCGGGGCCTTGTCCTTGCCGAACGGCGGGGCGATAGGCTTGCCGTTCGCATCGAGCTTGGGAGCGCCCGCGCCCTGAGCGGGCCCGCCTTGGACCGCATCGTCCTTGGGGAGTTTGAGGTCCATGCCGCGGGCCACGGCGAGAAACACGGTCTTGTCGATGGCGGCCTTAATCTCAGGGACGTTGCGGTACATATACCGATATTTCGGGAGGTCCGAGATTGGCGAGACACCGTAGATGCGGGTCCACCACGAGGTGTACGGCGATTGGACATAGCCGTAGCCTGAGCCCTTGGGGAAATCGTGGGGCATGGCCGTATAGGGGCTCGTCCACCAATCGGGGAGGATGAGGTCCTTGTCCCCGTACTTTTGGGCGATGTCGGGCGGGAGGATGAGCGGATGTCCCTCACGGCCATCGCCCATGGACGGGAGCGGGCGCTCCTTTTCGGGGACCGCGAGTGCGCTCGTGGTCCCGAGCGGGGGCGGGGATTGGCCCGTCCCTTGGCCCTTGTCTACGGCCTCGTCCTTGGGCGTGGCCGTGTCCATTGGCTTGGTCCTGTCCATCTCCTTGGTCCTGTTCATCCATGGTGGTGTCATGCAACGAGCCTCCTACCTACGAGCTTTTTCCTGAACGCTTGGATGGTGTCCGTGTCCTCGACAATGGGCACGATGAGCGGTTGGGGCTTGTGCCCTTGCGTCCTGTCGGTCATGACGCGCCATCGTTGGTTGTAGAGGAATTGCCACGCCGTCATCTTGGACGGGAATGTCTTGGGGAGCACGTTGCCGGGTTCAATCCATGGCTCGCCCGAGTATTCGTCCACGATTTTCCACCCGGTGATTTTCTTGGTCATGGGACCGACTCCGTCTTGTAGAACTTGGGCGGGGGTGCGGTCCTCCCGCAAATGCACTCGCACATCAGCCGGTAGCATTGAGAGCAAATGAGGTTCGGGTCCACGGCGGTCGTGTCCGAGTTCACGGGCTCGCCCCCATGCTCGCAAGATAAGTATATCGCCTCACTTGGTCCATCGCCAATCTGTAACCCACACCGAACCCGGCATGAAATCCCGCCGCTTCTCTCATGGTAATTGGTTGTCTAATGGTCTTGGCCCATGCCAAGTATGCGTCCATCGCCCGTTTTTTCTTGCGCTCCTCTTGTTCTCTCAATCTCTTGGGTATTCGTTTTTTGATGTCGGTCACGGGCTCGCCCCCAATTTGCCGAGGGCGGCCACCGTGACCGAGCGCCATGCCTTGAACCGTTCGAGGTGCTTGAGCATCTCGCCCCGGCGCTCTTGGTATTGGTTGAGCCGCTCGACGAGCTTGACCATGTGCTCATCGAGGCTCCCGAGGTCACGGATGAGGATGGCCATGCGCCGGTCGTCGTCCGCAAGTCGGAACCGATAGGTCTCGATGGCCTTGTCCCGTTGGTCAGGCGTGAGGATGGCGTCCAAGCTCACGATGGCGGGCTCGGGCGCGGGCGAGAGCGTGACCTTGGTCTCGCCATCGAGCGGGATGACATCGTTGCCGATAGCCGCCACTTTTCCTCCCGTCCTACCCACCCCACGGGTCTCCATCGGTGTTTGGCCCTTCAAGTCTCCATTCCGAATCTCGTCCGACACTATCCTCCCTCCATGATTTGAATGAGTTGGACACGGGGCCGAGCCCGATGGCGGCGTGGTCCCCCGGCGAGTGCCTCACGACCTCACGGACGGCGATTTCGAGGGCATCCGCCATGTCGTTGTATTTGCCGTCAGGGAAATACAAGAGTTCGTCGATGAGGTCTTGTTGGCTCTTGTGGAACAGGATGCGCCCTTGCTCGATTGGCACGGCGAGGGTGTCGATGCGGCTAATCTTGTCGCGGCTCTCGGTCCCTTGGCCGAACACGGGTAGGCCAAGACGGGCGAGTTGTTGGATGAGGTCCACTTGGTAGTTCACGTCCTCGATGAGGATGCGCTCGTGCTTGTATTTCTCGTAGAGGAACACGGTGCGCTCTCGGGTGGCGGCGGGGTCGAGGAACTCGCCCACGGTGTCCATCACAAAAATCT